GCATCGGCTGCCAGCGCCACACTAAGGAGGCTTGGGCTGGGTTTAGCGATGACGAGATTAACTCTATGGACATTAATGCGCTTAAATTTTGGCGCAAACACAAGAAAGAAATCCTTATGAAAGCTGCTGTAGTATGACAGACACACAAATCTTAGAATGGTTATGCGATAACCTAGAGTTTGATGGTTATGGGTACTGGTTGCCTGAAATATGTGTTAAGTCTATGGACTTCGACGAACTTTGTTTAGTTTCACCACCAACAATTACTGAATTTCGCACATTGTTGATTGAATGGATACATATGAAGGTATAAAATGCCAGACAAACAAGACAACTTTGAAGAACCAAACGAAGAAGACGACCTAGATGGTCTTCCGACAGGCCGTGAAACTTTGGACTGGGCCTTGGGAGTTGCAATGGACTTGGAGAACAACCTCCAAGAAGATGAAGACCCGTTTGACGTTTTGTTGAATGTAAATATCAACGCCGGACAACTGATGAATTTGTGTTGGTTCTTTATCGATTTATACGCAGAAGCTGAAAATTTGACAGAAGAAGACATTACCGATATTCAGGCGTTCGTGAAAGCCAAAAAGCTGGTACCACCAAGTAAAGATTATATACATTAAGGAACTAAAATGACAACCGCAACATTTGATAACGTAACACGCATCATGGAAGCAGCACTGAAATCACCTGTTGGCGTGTGGGTAATCGACAAGAAAGTCAAGATTGTACCTACCTCTAGCACCAAACGATTTGAGGCAATGTTTAACGACTACTGGAAAGAGTGTCGCGGAGTCTATGACAAACGTGCAACGGCTGCGATGATCAAGGAAGATTTGAAATGATCGAGCACCAATACAAACCTTACGAATACGAATTACCTGACTCAGCGTTTGTGGTAACACCAAAACTTGCTGAGAAACTCAAAGGTTTGATTAAAAAGTCTGCTGCCGAAGAACACCATAAACCTCAAGATGTTGTGAAGCAAGAATCAGACGGTTCAACAGCGGGTTACTACGAACTACCAGAAGGCGCTAAAGAACTTCAGGATTTGATTAGCCATCGCAACATGAATGCACAAATTGGCGAGGTGTTCAGAGCGTGTTATCGTTATGGGTTGGTCAAACATTCACCAGAAATTCGTGACATTAAAAAGATCATTTACTATGCTCAAGCAGAGCTTAAACGATTGGAGAAACTGAAATGTCAGTAGAAATCATAGAGGCTATTGGAAAGTATATAGTGTTCCCAATTTGCATTTTCGGGGTTTTTGCGTATATTGTATATAAAGACAAGTAAATGAGAACGCTAACAAAAAACGAAATAGCAAGAACTTCATTTAAGACGATACCAAATGATCGGTGGGAATCTCCTTATGGTTACACCAACCCACACCGCGACAAAAATGAAATGTGCTTATACTGCAAGAATGAAGACACAGAGATAATCAAAGACGCGGCGTATGTTCAGTCATTTACAGAATTCTATGGTGGTAAGAAATTCAAGGTTATTTACTGTACTTGTTGTACAGCAATATTTAGTTTTGAAACTGAGGTTAAGTAATATGTATTTAAGTACGATTGCAAACCAATACCCAATCCTGACAGAAGACCAAGAATTTGAACTGGCTAAAGACTACAAGTTAAACAACAATATCGAAGCAGCACACAAACTTGCAATGCACCACATCCCTTTGTGTATGAAGGTTGCCAATCGCTACAAAAACTATGGTATTGACGTTAATGATCTGGTTCAGGAAGGGTTCATCGGACTTCTGAAGGCTATCCAGAAGTTTGACCCATTCCTGGGTATCAGGTTATCGGCATTTGCTGTATATGACATCAAGTATCATATTGGTGAGTATGTTGTAAAGAATTACCGGATGGTAAAGATTGCCACCACCAAGGCAGCACTACGTCTGTTCTGGAACCGCGAAGTAGTCAATAGCGACGTGGATACACTCGAAGCCTTGAATATAACCCAAGCACAGTTAGAGGACTTCGAAGCACGTTACGCTGGTAAGGAATCATCAATCGATGATGACACAACCATCCTACAACTTCCAAGCCCGTACAAAGGTCCAGAAGAAGCCTTACAAGAACGTGACGAACAACGACAAGTCGAAGCACTGAAAGCCGCTGTAGCCGCCTTGGATGAGCGCACAAGGGTTATACTAGAATCCAGACATCTCACTAATAACCCTGTACCACTTCGTGAACTTGGTGAGCGTTTTAACATTTCCGCTGCCAGGGTGGAGCAGATCGAGAAAAAAGCATTAAAAGAGTTGAAGTTTTTGTTAGGCGGTGTATAATATGTTTATTCAACATGACCTACGGCGCGTCCAGTTAAATGACGTGTTTGGCGTCTTTGGAGGAAACATGGGATACATGAGACACAATGCCATTGTAGTGACGAGCTGGAAAGAAAGCGCCATTAAAAAGGCTTCCGCAATGGCTGAGAAGATTGGCTTGCAGATTATTAGCCAAAGCGAAGAGGTTGTTAACGGATACCGCTCTCTGTTGGTTTGACGATGCAACTACAACGAAAGGAAACTGGCATGCGAATTGGAGTGAACAGCGAAGGTGGGTTGTTGGTAAAAGAAGTGTTCAGCGGACTTGTGCTTGAAACCGAAGGAGGGAACATATTACCGTCTGCATGCGGGATGACACCGTGGAAACGCAGGTTGTTGGAACTGGACGATGGTTTAGGGCTGACATGGAAACCGGGCAGATATACGAGATGGCGCGAACCGAAGAAAGGAAAAACATGAAGATCGACGTCGAGAAGATGGCTGGACTTGCAAACGAACTCAAGCTGGACATCGCAACCGGTTGCTGTAGGTCTTCCGTTCCAATTGGAAAAATCAGCACCGTTACATTCGAGCTTGTGGCGTATAGCCGTTCCGAGGCGGATGACCTTGGAATTGGCCCGATACGTGACGAACACGAATGTATTACCCGCTGACGCCCAAGATGGAGGTCAGGAGCCTGGCGCGGCTGTTTGCGCCATGTCGCCTGCACCGTAGGGTTAGAGGGCGCATTTTATGCGGAATAACTCCCACAGACCGGGGTGCATTCGGGCTTTACCGGCCTCCCAATCCTGCCATGTGCGCAGGGTTGAGTGGATCAGTTCGGCGGCGGTTTGGGTGGTTAGGCATTTTTCCATTCGCTAATTGCGATTTCATCGGCCTCGAAATGATCTGTGCGCTGGAGGTCGTATCTGTCGATGGATACAAATTTCGGTTGCGTAAGTTGATGGTCTACCCCGTCATCCCAAACAAACGACGCATTCCCTGCTTTTCCGGCGGCGATCAATTGGCGGGCAGTTTTTGCTTTGATAATCATTTTGTTTCTCCTGGTAGCCCCGATCCCGAGGTGCGGTGTAAACGATCTGTCTACGATTCAAATTATACACGGATTCCGTGTAAGTGCAATAGGGTTTTGAAAATATTTCCGAGGGCGAAGAACAAGCCCTCTAACTAATATTAGACCCAACTTTTGGTGTGCTAAATGATATTGGACAAGTTTTACACCACATTTATTGACAACAAAATATAATTTGTGTAGAATAAACACCACTTTTGAAAATTTGGAGTTATCAAGTGCCTGACGAAATGGATCACCTACAGGACTACAACGACGAACGCAACCAAGACGCACTAGATAAAGTACGTCTTGAGTCATTCAAAGACATTGAGTTTGTTTCTGGTGATTGGGAGTGTTCGGATTGTGGGGTACCTATCACCATCATGTCTAAAGCTCGTCATGAAGCACCAGAACCACTTTGCGGACAATGTGCAGACTGGCATAGGAAACATAGCAGGCTTGGTAAGATGCGCGAAGGCTATCAATGAAAATGTACAAATTCCTCCAAGACGGCAAAGAAGTCTTTGTAATTGCTGAAAACGAATTGTCAGCGCGTGTTAAGGCTAAAATTTCTAGTTATGCCGAATTGATTGAGTCATTTACTTTGAATGAGGATTGGAATTAGCATGATCCAATTTTATGTACTTTGCCGATACCTCGCTGAAAATGTAGAAAAGAAGCAAGACATCACCCAGATCGTTCAGAAAATTGTAGCTGCTGTCAAAGCCCGTAAACTAGATATTTCAGAGGAAGAACAAAATGATTAACTACAAACTTGCAGCAATGGATGCTTTTGCAATCAACAAGGATTGGTCTGAACACGTCAGGTATATTTTACGCTTAGAAATTATCGAGGAGTGCAAGAAATGAGTGGAGAGCATATTGTAAAACGTAAAGGTAATAATGTCATTATCAAAGCCGCTGAACACTCAGGTTATGTTGCCGGTGTCGATAAGTTGTGTAAGGTAACTGATAACGGTAATGGCTATACCGTGAAGTTTTATGGTAATGGTGCGGTGCACCCTGACATTTTCATGTCGCTTGACTATAATCAGGCAGAACTATTGCTGTTGGCGTTGCAGGAATTTGACAGCGTACATACAGAAGGCTGATAATATTTTAAATTTAGTATTGACTTAGTAGTATTTTACGTTTATAATGTTTGTTATGGATGTGGTGTTGTTTACGAGTTCATCATACGGAGATAAACCCTCGTAAGCGTTTGTTCCCATCTAAAAGATTTGAGTGGTGTTGTTTACGAGTTCATCATACGGAGATAAACCCTCGTAAGCGTTTGTTCCCTTAAATTTGGAGAAAGTAATGAAACTTAACAAACCTGTTGAATCTGTTTACACCCACGAAGGCGCTAAGACTTCCAGTATCACGCCTGAAATGGAACTACGCCGTTCGGTGATGGCGTGTATGCTTTGGGAAGACCAGTTTTATGAATCTGGTGTAGCTATTGCAGATCGTATTGCCTACCTTGTACCTAAAGTCGTACCAGAGAAGGTACAGATTATTGCTATAGAAGCGCGTAACAAGATGAAACTGCGTCACGTTCCTTTGTTGCTTGTGCGTGAAATGGTACGACACGCCTCACATAAACCGTTTGTCGCTCAAACACTGTTTCAGGCCATCCAACGCCCTGACGAAATCACTGAGTTCATGGCGATTTACTGGAAAAATGGTAAGTGCCCAATTGCTATGCAGGTGAAGAAAGGTCTGTCGCTCGCTTTCACGAAATTTAACGAATATCAGATGGCTAAGTACAATCGCAGCGAAGCTATTAAATTGCGCGATGTAATGTTTATGGTTCATGCAAAACCAAAAGATGTTGAATCCCGTTGGACTGCCCAAGAACGCAAGATTTTCAAGACTAAAGAATTGACGGAAACAGAAGAACTTTATCGCAAACTTGTGAATAACGAACTGGCTACACCTGATACATGGGAAGTTGCATTGTCTGGTGGTGCAGACAAGAAGCAAGCATTTGAACGTCTTATGGATGAGAACCAGTTAGGTGTGCTTGCGTTTATCAGAAATATGCGCTTGATGTCTGAGTGTGGTATCGACAAACAAAGGGTTAAGGAATATTCAGAACGTGTGCATGTTGAGCGTGCTCTCCCTTTCAGGTTCATTGCAGCGGCTAGGGCTATCCCTGCTTGGGAGGATGTAATTGAACCTATGATGTTAAAGTGTTTGGAAGGTTCTGAAAAACTTAGTGGTAAAACAATTTTGCTAGTTGATGTGTCTGGAAGTATGAATGATCAGATTTCAAGTAAATCCGACATGAAACGACTTGATGCTGCTTATGGTCTGGCTGTGTTATTGCGTGAAATCTGTGAAGATGTCGAAATTTATAGTTTTTCACAAGATGTTGTGCAAGTACCGCCTCGTCGTGGGTTTGCTTTACGGGACGCTGTTGATTCAAGTCAAACACACTCTAGTACATATCTTGGGAAGGCACTTAACACTGTTTACGACAAACAAGAACTAGATTGTCGTACTATTGTTATTACTGATGAGCAATCGAGTGATCGTATACCCAATCCAAAAGGTATCGGCTATATAATAAATGTAGCATCATACCAGCGTGGTATTGCACAAGATTCTTGGTTCAGAATCAACGGTTGGTCTGAATCTGTTATTGAGTACCTCCGAGAGTTTGAAAAGAATACCTTGTAAGTCGGTATAGCAGTGTTACACACTGTTGGTTGTGGTTGTTTCGTTTACTGCCTAGCTATTAGTGGCGGCATTTGAGTTTCCAAAGAAATAAATAACAATAGCAGACGACCATAGAACTCCAAAGATTGCACCCTAGGGGTCGCCCGTTTGAAACATTCGTTATATGTTAGTCGTGGTAGGGCATACCACGCGATAATTCTTTTTGAGGTGTGGGATGAAGCCAAACCAAGTAGTAATGGACATAGAAAATTATTCTAACTATCTACTTGTCATGTTCGTAAACGCTCAAGGAAAGTCTAAACATTTTGAAATGTATGAAGATCATCCACTGGATGTTGACGGCATCAAGACTGTCCTTAACGCTGCTGAAGTCATTACCTTCAACGGTATGAACTATGATATGCCTATACTTGCACTAGCAATGTCTGGTGCAACCAACGAAGAACTTAAACGAGCGTCAGATGAGATTATTGTCGAAGGTATTAAAAGTTGGAATTTTTACAAGAAATATAGACTCGAACAACCTAAATGGAATCACATTGACCTCATAGAGCCAGCGCCAGCGGTTAAGATTTCACTCAAGCTATATGGTGGTCGCCTACACAGCAAGCGCCTCCAAGACCTTCCTATTGAACCAGACGCTCTAATAACACCAGAACAACGCAAAGAACTAATCTTGTATTGTCGCAATGACTTGGACACTACTATTGACTTGTTACATGCGATTGAAGATCGCATTGAGTTGCGTCGAAGTATGTCTAAAGAATATGGAATGGATTTGCGGAGCAAGAGTGATGCACAGATTGCTGAAGCAGTAATCAAACAAGAAGTCGAAAAGATTCTAGGTCAAAAAGTCCGTAAAGGTTCAGTGTCAAAACGTACATTTTTCTATCAGAAGCCAGACAACATTAAATTTGAATCAGAGCAACTTAAAAATGTTTTGCGTTTCTTTGAAAATGTAGAGATTACAGCCGAATCTAATGGCGTTATCTCATTCTCACAAGAACCGCCTAAAGTTATAATTGGTTCAACAACTTATCAATTGGGTCTTGGTGGCTTGCACTCTCAAGAAAATGAGTGTTATCATCAAGAAAATGACGAATACTTCCTTGAGGATAATGACGTTGGTGCATATTACCCTAACATTATTTTACAATTGGGGTTATATCCAGAATCATTAGGAAGTGAATTTATCACTGTTTTTAGAGGGATTACAGAAAAACGTCTATTGGCTAAAAAGAACAAAGATAAGTTAGTGGACACTTCCATGAAGATTATGATCAATGGGACATTTGGCAAACTAGGATCAATCTATTCTATCTTGTATGCACCAAACTTACTTATCCAGACTACAATTAGCGGACAACTATATCTTCTTATGCTGATTGAGATGTTGTATAAATACGGGATTGAAGCAGTCAGCGGAAATACTGACGGCATTGTTCTGAAATGTCATAGACATTTTGAGCAACGTATGCGCTATATCATTAAGTCTTGGGAGAACCATACAGGCTTCCAAATGGAGGGAACACGGTACTCTGGGTTATATTCAAGGGATGTAAACTCTTACTGTGCAGTTAAACCTTCTGGTGAAGTTAAAACCAAAGGGTTCTTTGCAACTGGTGGATTGTCAAAATCACCAACCAATGAAATATGTTCTAAGGCATTTGTAGAATACCTAAAAAATGGTACGTTAATCGAAGATACGATTTATGCTTGTGATGACATTACACAATTCCTAAGTATCAGAACTGTTAAAGGTGGTGCTGTTAAAGACGAAACATATCTTGGAAAAGCGATACGCTGGTATTATTCAACTGAAACCACTGGAACTATCAATTACAAGTCTAACGGCAATACTGTACCTCGCACAGAAGGCGCTAAACCCTGTATGTTGCTCCCCGAAACATTACCAGATGACATTGACTATACTTGGTACATCCGTGAGGCTAATGACATGCTTATGGATGTTGGGCTTGTACGCAGACCCAAACCAACAAAGATACCACGTAAAAACTGCAAGGCTTGGTTAGAGCTAGTCGAGAAAGGGTATCTGATCCAACAAGGTGAAGATTATGTCTGGTACACAGAAATAGCTTGACCAAACCAAAAACACCATGTAAAATAGTCATCAAGTTGCAAAACAAAAGGAGAACTAAAATGATATTTCAGCCAGCATCAGAAAACCTTACGCATGTATCTAAAGAATTCTTGACCGACGACGAACTTGATTTACTAACAACATCGAAAGAGATACTGCGTGTAGAACCTATTTCGAGTGGTGGTGGAAGAATGTTAAAGGCGGTTATCACTTTGCAATAATGCAAGAAGTTATTCTGGTAGGAGGTTGATATGTTCAAAAAGATATACTTATATAAACTTACTGATGCAAAAGGTAATGTAACAGTTACAGTTGTAAATGACCTATCAGATGACGGCTGTATTGGCGGTTATGACTCAAATGGCAACTATCAGCAGTATGACAGTTATGAACTCTACCACGCATACACTTGGGCCGAAGAACACGGCATGAAATTTGAGAGTGGTAGCATGAATATAGAAGTGCCAAACGAGGTATTTAATCGTGAGTAGGCTATCAGATGTTTATGATTATTTAAAGACCGGCCAGAGGCAACGAATTTAATAGTCCTCAAGTTGTAAAACAAAAGGAGAACTAAAATGCTACTAAAACAAGTAAAAGTCCTTAAAGCAACACGACCATCCTATTGGTATGCCAAACATATTGGTGAAGTGTTCGTTGTTTATTACAATGCTAACACATACTCTAAACGCTACATAGTACTCCAAGAAGGTGTATTTGATGACGTACCGACTGACAAGTATCTTGACGCCGATGATGTGGAAGTCATAGACATTTTGGAAGCTGATATTTGTCAGACTGTGAACATTGAGTTACAGAATATTGTTTACATATAAACCAGTTGGTGTATAATAGCTCTTACTGAGCCAAATAAAAGTAGAACTAAAAATGTCAAAACAAGGCGAAATCACAGTATTCCTACAGTGCGGAGACCTTGGTGAAGATGTCGAATGTGTAATACAATACGACTACACTAAAGGTCGTCCAGAGCGCCAGTATCTTTCAAATGGTGATCCAGGTTATCCGGCTGATCCTGCTGAAGTAGATATTACAGAACTATTTGTAGTTCCTTGGGGCGTCAAGATTGATCCAAAGTTTGTCACAGAGTATGCATTTGATGGAATTTACGATCTGATTGTCGAACAGGAGACTTGAATGAACACTATTGATCTCATAGCAAACGATGTAATCGGGCGCGGCGAACTTAACATTTATTTCGGAAGTCGTGCTTCTGTAGCACCGTTTGGGTTTGATTTTGAACGTAAATCTGATGATAATACTGTGACAAAGAGTTCTTTCAATTTGAGTATTTGCGAAGCAAAGCGCTTAGCTGCATTTATTGTGGAGAATCTTTGAATGAGTAACTATTACGAACGCCTACGCTTCTTGCGAACCCTATCAAGGGGTACTGAAGCACATACACATATTGCTTGGTTGACTCGTTTGGAATCACAGGCATACACTAAGGACAGTTTGAAATGACCTATATTGAACAACTTGGAATCCTTGCAGAACGTGGGATTCTCATAACCAAGAACTCAAGGTCTATTTTTGAGCTTTCGGGATTTTACAAATCAGGTACAGTGAAAGTTAATGTAGACGAAGGTACTATCGTAGCTCGGTATGATGAAGAATACAGCATCTGTAATAACGACCTAGTACAAACCCTAGTTGACATTAACTATGATTGGTGGCAGCGGTCTAAAGATCGTTCAGCGGATTGGAAAAACCCTGATGTTATGTGGTTAGACTTGCTTCAGGAATATGGTTTAGTTACAAGGTCTGATCGTGTTATAACTGAGTATAAATAAGGACTTTTAAAATGAGCACAAACCACATTGACTTTTACCGTTATTACCGACCTTATGACCACCAGCGCTGTCATGTAAAGTCAGATCAAGGTGTGACTGCATTTGTTCGTATTGACTACGAAAGCCGCCTTGTGGCAGCTTCGTTTTCTGTATGCAATGGTGACAACTTCAACAAGGTTGTTGGTCAGCAATTGGCTTATGATAGATTTCAGAAACGCGAATTTATCATATTCACACTTGAAGAATTTATTGATAGCGGTTTGAGTATTCGAGAATATCTGTATTGGTTGTTGAATACTGTCAAGTCTGCTAATATTGTTTGTCTTGAATTGTTGCTTAAACAGATGAGATCATCATGATCCTAAAATTCAAAAAGTTACACGAAGATGCTATCACACCAACACAAGGTTCAGAACATGCCGCCGGTTATGATCTTTATGCATTAGAGAACGCACACCTCCACAAAGACCAAGTGTTGAAGGTTCATACAGGCATCGCTATTCAACTACCTGAAGGATATTTCGGTGCTGTCTGCCCACGTTCAGGACTTGCTGTAAAAGGCGTAACGGTATACAACGCGCCTGGAATCGTGGATTCGGACTACATTGGGGAAATTTGTGTGTTGCTTACGAGTAATCAAGATGACCGTTTCCTGGTTGAGAAGGGTATGCGGATTGGGCAGTTGGTAATTCAACAGCATTTTTCCGTACAATTTGAAGAAGTTTCTGAACTTACGGAAACAGATCGCGGTGACGGGGGTTTCGGGAGTTCTGGTGTTTAGGAGAAACAAAAATGGCTAAAGTTACGTTCTACTGCAATAGTGGTGCAAACATACACTCCTGTAGGAAGCAAGAGGTTGACACCGTTAAAGATTTAGGACTTGACGAGGGTGAGTTGGAAACTATGCGTGAAGAAGATCGAGAAGCGTGTGTGATGCAGTGGGCTTGGGAAAGATTGGAGGTTTACTATGACTAAGAAATACGACGATTTTAGGATTGCTCTTACAGACCTTTGTAAACTACATGGGGTTGTTATTATGGCTTCCGAATATGGCACACTTCAAGTTTGGGATGAAGATTCCGAAGACCCTGACGATTATTTTGACCCTTATTACTGGCACGACAGGACACTACCATGAGTACACTAGAAGAATTTAAAGACACTAAATTTCGCCTTGAACTCGATATTCTGGAATTACTTAGGAAATTTCAGGATGAATATAAAGTTTCTATAAACAGAGTTGACGTTAACACCGATGTGTTTATTGGTGAGCGTATTAATAGGGTCGTTTCTTGCAACATTAAAGTTGAGATTTGATGGCTTACTCCTATAGCAGCATCTCAAAATTTCTACAATGTCCTATGGCATACTACCACCAGTACATCCTTAAAGACGTTAAATATGAGCAGTCCGAAGCAGCGGCCTATGGGTCCGAGATGCACGATTTTATCGACGGTGCCGTAAAAGGCACTAGGGATTTCTCAGGCCGTTACGAGTTCTTGCGCCCAATTGTAACCGCTGTCAAGGCTGCTGAAGGTAAAGTTATCACTGAATACCCCATTAGTTTCAAGGAAGGTTGGGAACCTATAGACTGGTCTGACCGTTTAGCTTGGTTGAAGGGGAAATCGGATTTGACGATCTTCCATCCAACAGAACCGAGGGTTATCATCAAGGACTGGAAATTTGCCGGAAAAGTCGATCCGTCAAAATACAAACTAGAGATGGATATGTTTTCATTGCTTCATTTCAAACAACATCCAGAACTTGAACGGATTGACACAGGTTTAGTGTGGTTGAAGACTCGTGGACCAGAATCAAAACGAACATATAAGCGCGAACAAGTTGCAGACCTTGAAGCAGACATCTTGAGCAAAATTGAGCGTATTGAAGAGGCTGTAGCAACAGAAGAGTTCAAGATGACCAAGAGCGGCCTCTGCCAAGGTTGGTGCAGCGCTAAGAACTGCCCCTCATACAAACCGTTTAAATAGATTGACACAACCAAAGATTCCTTGTAAAATAACTCCTACATTTACTAAGGATTTATGAAATGAGAGCTTTCGGAATTCCTAGAAACGATGATGTAGCAAATCCTGATAAGGCTGACCTCATGCTGTATGCGCTGAAGGGAGCACGTTTCCACAACACTGCTAAAAAGGTAGCATCGCGGACGCTTTGGAAAAAGATATACCGTCAAGAACTCAAAAAAGATCTTCTTATAAAGTTGAAAGATCAAAATGACTAAAACATTCAAACCACTTCTAGCAGTAGAAGCCGACCTGAGCAAACTCAGATTCCCACTATACTTGAGCCCAAAACTAGATGGAATTCGCACACTTATCCTAAACGGAAAGGCTGTTACACGCAACCTGAAGCCAATCCCTAACAAGTATATCAGGGAGATTTTGGAAGCCCACGCTGATATTCTGGAAGGGTTTGACGGTGAGTTGATCGTAGGTTCGCCAACAGCTTCGGACTGTTTTAATAAAACTTCAAGTGCTGTAATGTCGTTTGATGGTGCGCCTGAGTTTCAGTACCATGTGTTTGATAGGATTGCTGAAGGCACTTATGAAAATCGTTGGGTATATAATGTCAATTTAGGTACGTTTGTGGTAGATTACCCTGAGTTTGTTCGATTTGTAGACCAAGCGCTTATAGAAGGGTTAGAACAGCTAGATCGGTGGGAATCAAAATATGTTTCAAAAGGTTACGAAGGAGTGATGACGCGCTGTACAGAAGGTGTTTATAAGCACGGCAGAAGTACAGCGAACGATCAGATTCTGTTAAAAATCAAACGCTTCAAAGATTCTGAGTGCAGAATTATAGGCTTTGAAGAGCGTATGCACAACGCCAACGAAGCCACTAAGAATGCACTAGGTCATACAGAACGCAGCAGCCACCAAGAGAACATGATGCCTATGGATACGCTGGGATCGCTAATCGTGAAAGACCCTGCGTTTGAAGAACCGTTCAAAATTGGTACTGGGTTTACTGACGAACAGCGTAAAGCCATCTGGAATAGTCGTGAAGAATTAGTTGGTGTGACTTGGAAGTATAAGTTTCAGGAATGCGGAGTTAAAGACAAACCTAGATTTCCTGTATCGCTTGGACAACGGTTTGAGGGGGACATGTAATGGATAACAATACTGTAAGGTACTTTGCACTTATTTCAATGTGTAATGCTCGTATAGAGGGCATGAAAGCTGAAAATATGATACGCGAATCGCTCGGTCAGAGTATGGCTTATACAGATACTGAGTTTTTTCGTGAGGCTGCTGAACTAGAACGACTGGCGCATGAGGTTATGCAATCATGAGTCTTTCATGTAACTGCGAGTACGATGATGCGCCAGCTTGGTATTATGACACTTCAGAGAATTTCAGCATCCTAGATACCAAACGTAGCCGCAAATGTTGTTCGTGCGGAGTTAAACTACCTGTAGGTTCCGAAGTTCTACGCTTCAGACGTTGGAGACCGACAACAGAACGGTGTAATTATATCGAGGAGTCAATCTACGGTGATGAAGTACCTCTAGCACCTTGGTATATGTGTGAGACTTGTGGTGGGTTGTATATGGCAGTTCAAGACTTGAACATGTGTTGTGATATTAGCGAGAACATTGCTAATCAGATTAAGGAATATAATGCCCAAGAAGCCTGCTATAAATCTAGGAGTTTAAAGAAATGACACTATTTCAGGAAGTAACTGGATGGCTATATGCCCAACAATACAAGCACGAACTTGGTGAAGGTTATGTTGAGAAAACTATAAACCAAATGACAAACTTTGAACTTCTTCAAGCGATCAGTGACGCATTAGGTTCAATATCAAACGATGACACTGACCAATGACACCCGAACAAATCCAGGCCACCTATGCGAGAGCTAAAGCAGTTGTCGATGGGACCAAACGCCCATCCGAACAGAACGCGCGTGATGTAATCAACATTTTGAAGCACTACAGCGCAACAAAACAACCTGAAACTTTGCATCACAGTGCTAATAGTGCTAATAGTGCTAATAGTGCTAAACCTTCGGCGGAAATGCCTGACTTCTTTAAAGGGATATTTGGATAATGCGGTATTTAGGTGGTAAATCTAAAACATACACGAAGCCGAGTATTAATATTAAGGGTTGACACGGCCTATAATTTGGAGTACACAATAGTTTTCCAAATTAGAGAAACGAAATGAATATTTGTAAATTACCTGATAAGTGTTGGTGCAAACAATGCACTAAATTATATGATGCTAAGCGATTTCAGAAGATAAAATCAGAAAGATACAAACAGGTTAAGGAACGTAGAGACAGTTTGTTAGTTTGGGTTAACACACTAAAAGATAAACCGTGTACTGATTGTAACAATATTTTTCATCCAGAAGCAATGCATTTCGATCACATATCAAATGACAAAAACAACAATATATCTGATTTAGTAAAGTTAGGTTATAGTAAGAAGGTCATTCTTGCGGAGATTGCAAAATGCGATCTGGTATGTGTAAATTGCCATGCGGTAAGGACTTATAATAGAAGATTATCAGTTAGAAAATCATGACAATCCAAAAAGCCATAAAGAATGCCGAAAATTCCTCCTACAAGCAAAGGGTCGGCGCTGTCCTGACAAAAGGCAACAGAGTCCTAGCAACCGGATACAACCAACTAAGAGGTCATAGAAGCCTTCGGAGTAACCATTGGGATAACGCCCTACACGCAGAAACTCACGCGCTTCTAGTAGCCTTAAAACGAGTCAGTATCGAAGATATTAAAGGTTCCACCATGTTTGTAGCACGTATCAAGAAAGATGGTAGTTCTGGGCTTGCGTTACCCTGCGCGGATTGTTTTGAATTACTACAAAAATTCCAAATTAAACGCATAGTTTTTACAACTAATTCGGGAATATCGGAGATTCGGTTATGAGTGAACGTAAACTAGCATCAGTTCGTAAGATTTCTTCGATCTTGGAAATCCCGGATGCTGATAACATTGAACTTGCAAAAGTTGATGGTTGGCAGGTTGTTGTTAAGAAGAATGAATTCAATGTTGGCGAACTTGTAGTATATTTTGAGATTGATTCTTGGCTACCTACAAAGCTTGCACCATTCCTGACCAAAGAAGGTAAAGAGCCTCACGAATTTGAGGGTATTCTTGGAGAACGGTTGAGGACTGTAAAGTTACGCAAAATGCTTAGTCAAGGTTTGATTCTACCTATCACAGGTTTAGAACACTGCAATATTATGGAAGGTCTTGATCTAACTGAGGTTCTAGGTATTAAGAAATGGGAACGCCCACTACCTGCTCAAATGCAAGGTCAAGCAAAAGGATATTTCCCACAGTTTTTACGCAAGACAGATCAGGAACGCGCTCAGAACCTCGTAATGGAAATTGCAGATAGCTTTGATAACGACGAGCAATTTGAGATTACTATTAAGCTCGATGGTAGTAGCCTAACAGCGTACTATAATAATGGCGAGATTGGGGTGTGTTCAAGGAATCTTGAACTAAAACTTAATGAGGAAAACGCTGGTAATATTTTCATTAAGACTTGTGTAAAAACAAACTTGCTTGAAGCCTTAAAGATTCTGGGTAGAAACCTAGCAGTCCAAGGCGAACTAATGGGTGAAGGGATTCAGGGTAATCGAGAAGGTTTAAAAGAACATCAGATATATGTGTTTGACATTTTTGATATTGATGAGCAGGTATATTTAACACCTTCTGATAGGGTAAAGCTAGTTAGTCAACTTGAGGACTTAGGGTTTACTGGGGATCATTGTCCTATACTAGCTGATGCAACTTGTTTAGAATCAAAGTCAATTGATGATTTGCTGTTAGCGGCGGAGGGTAAGTCACTAAATCATGCTGTACGTGAAGGTTTAGTTTACAAACGACTTGATGGCAAATTCAGTTTTAAGACTATCGCTAATAACTTCTTACTCAAAGAACGTGATTAAATTATGAATAACCGCCAAAAACGCAAAGACCTTTTGAAAGCCTACTTTACAAAGATTCAGGGATGTATTGACAATGGCTACAGAGTTACCTTTGACGGTGATATAGTAACCTATATCGACTTCGAAAACGGTGTTGATCTTAGGTATGGTGAGCATATCTGGGAAACTGTCTATAGTGACGATGATGATTTTGAAGACATGGCAGACTTGAAGAAATCCGAACTTGTCAAACAACTTAAAGAACGAGTTATGGTTTGTGTAAAGGTTGATATTGAGCTATGAAATCTGTATGCTAACACAACCTATTATACACAAGTCTAGTAAGTCACTCCTCTTCCAAAACCATCTTCCACAAATCCTTGACCACATCCCAAGGTCTAAGGCTTTGGTGGTTGGTGGTAGAGATGTGACTTGCGTTTTTCATGGGGAAGATGAAGTTTTATGGTTACGTGCTAACGGGTATCCTGATGTTCCGTTCCCGGCAGAAGTCTATTATGCGTGGCCTAAAATCGAAGGTAAGTATGAGCCTATGACACACCAGAAGGTGTCTGTCGGGTTTCAGGCAGCACATAAACGATGTCATAATCTAAGCGAACCTAGAACTGGTAAGACGCACTCAATCCTGATGACGCTAGACTACCTAAAGTCTATTGGTAAGATCAAGAAAGCCATGATCTTCGGAACACTCTCAACCATTGAAACTGTATGGGCGCAGAGTATAGCCGACACCTATCATAACCTGACTTACTCTGTTGTACATCACGCAACCAAGAAGAAGCGTAATGAGCAGTTATCGTGTGATGTAGATATATACATCCTGAATCATAACGGTGTCAAGACGATGGAGGCCGAAATCCTGAAACGTACTGACATTGATATGTTTGTGTGGGATGAGTCAGACAACTTGTGCGTTGCTGGCACTGCTATGTGGAAGAGTTTCAATAAAGTCACAACAGGACAAAATCTCAGGGTTATCTTAGCGGGTGCAACACCAACTGGAGAGAAGCCTACAGATGCTTTTGCGCTGTCAAAACTGGTAGACAAGACTAAAGCACCTAAGTATTTCGGGGCTTTCCGTAACGAAACCATGATACAAATTTCACTTTTTCGCTGGATTGCCAAGAGTACGGCCAAACAAAGAGTCCATGAAATTCTACAACCGGCCATTTGTTTTCTTAAAAAAGATGTACTTAAAGACCTACCGCCTATGTCACACGAGCGCATACATGCCGAGCTATCTGACGAACAGCGCAGGATGTTCAAAGAACTCCAGAAAGACATGGCTACTGAATATAAAGGCGGAAACCTAAACGCGATCAACGGTGCTGACAAGTTAGCCAAGTGCATCCAGGTGTGTTTGGGCGCGTACAAGACCCCAGAAGGTGACTATCAGACAATTGACTTTTCACCACGCCTAGAGGCTATCAGAGAATGTATTAAGTCAGCGTCCAAGAAAATCTTGGTGCTCGTACCGTATACTGGTGCGTTACGTGCTTATTATGAGGAACTGAAGAAACACTATACTTGTGAAATGGTTGATGGCAGTACATCTAAGGATGAACGTGCTAGGATTTTTACAGAGTATCAGACCGGAAAAGACCCTTACATTCTGTTAGCACACCCTAAAGTTATCGCACATGGTTGTGAATTTTCTGTAGCGGACACAACAATTTACGCTGGACCGATAGCATCCGGTCGGCAGTTCATTCAGAGCCTAGAACGCATGAACTCTATCAAACAGGACTCACCCATGATGATATATTACATAACCTCAACCAACCTAGAAAACCAGCGTTACGACATCATGACGGGTAAGAAAGAATCTCAGGACAGCGTTTTGGAGATGTACCAGTCAATTATTGATGAAAAGGTTTGACTCATGGCAGTAACAAACGTATAATAGGTTACATAAATAGGAGAGAACAAAATGAGCAATAACCGCCTAGCAATGCCAAAAATATGTTCCAAGGTTCAGACCTTAGAGTCTTATGTGTCTGTTCAGCAGGACTTCTACGCAGCCCGACAATGGCGAGAGTGTTGACAAGTAGATACTCTTATGTAAATCCAAGGGCTGTAGGCATCTCTCAAGAATACGCCTTGATTCCTCTTGACAAAGTACATTTGTTTTGGGCTGATTTGATCTTGTGCGCTGATTCAGACCACTTTGAATTTGTTAAAGCAGCGTTAGACCGTTGCCGGATTCGACAAAGATTTATACAACCTAAACATCCCAGACAATTTTGAGTTTGGTGATTCAGAACTTGAGGAAATTATCCAGCACAAGTTTGAACAGATTCAAGAACTTAACTGTTTGAGTCGTTTGTAACAAATCTTCGGTAGTTATTGACAATTGACGATATAAAGGAACAAGTGACCATCCTTAGCCACTTCCCAACACACTTAGGGGAAATTCGGGGCCAGCAACGTCTGGCTCTTAACTTTCTTGAACAGTCCAAGAAGCGTTTCAGCATCATCGAACTGCCTACAGGTGCGGGTAAGTCTTTCTTGGCTGTAACGGCTTGTAACGCCTATGGCGAATCGTATGTGATTACTCCCACGAAGGCGTTGCAATCGCAGTACAGCCAAGATTTCCACGGTGATTCAGTACAGCTCAGAGGACGTGTAAACTATCCATGCACCTACAACAAGCCTCAACAGAATCGCGCTGTCATACACATGATTAAACAAGGTCAGAGTTTCCCCATGCCTGACAAGTATTCATCATGTGCGGCAGCGCCTTGTATACCCCTTAGAAACGGCAAGCGTAAGGCGTTTATCGAAGAATGCGAACGCACCAGCGGTTCATGTCCTTACACAACCATGATTGAAGAGTGCCAGAAACATAAACTAGTTATCGCTAACCCATACTCGTTGATTTATATCAGTTATTTCGGAGGACATCTCTCACCTCGCAATCTTCTAGTTGTCGATGAGGCCCACGATCTTGAGAAAGTCATCAGGTCTATTGCAACACTGAACATTGTAATCAAACGCACCGTATACACCAAAGAAATTGAGCATTTGTCAAGCCCAACTCACTGGATAGCTTGGCTCAAACGCAACGAACAAACAGACACTTTCAAGGACAAATCAGAACTTGAAAAATACTTAGCCAAATTAGAAAAGTTTGAGAAGTCTGAGTCAGCTTACGGTAACAAGGCAATTACTAAAGTGTTCCATGACCACGAAAAGCAAACTTTCACAGTCACCTTCATCCCTGAGTTTATCGGTGGTTTGGCAAACGAACTGTTGTTGAATCTAGGTAAGAAGGTTGTCATGATGTCTGGCACAATCCCAGATTACAAAATGTTTTGTCAAGGCTTGGGTATTCCAGAAGATGATGTAGATTTTCTTAGAGTACCGTCAGACTTCCCCGTGGAAAACCGTACAGTGTTCTTACCTACTAGAGATATTGACTTATCCCACAAGAACTGGAACAAGAACCTACCGATAGCTTGTAAAGAGATTGAACGCATTCTTAAAATTTATCCAAATAAACGCGGGATCATTCACACACCTTCCTACGCCAAGGCTAGACAAGTTGTAGAGTGCTTGAAGTCAAACAGGGTTATCTCACACGAACCCGAAGATTTACATATCAAAATGGATAAATTTCTGAAAACTGAAGGTGCGGTGTTTATTAGCCCTTCAGTAGCACAGGGTATGAGTTTTGACGGTGATCTTGCAGAGTTCCAGATTATTATTACACCGTCTTACGGTAATATAGATGACCCACTAACTAAAAATAATCTTGCTAAAGGACTCTGGCACTGGTATAATACACAAGCACTGATAGTTTTTCTACAGCAATGTGGCAGGGTTGTAAGAAGTAAAGATGATGTAGGATTTACGCATCTTTTGGATTCCAGGTTCAACAATCTGATCCGAAAGACTTGGAAGAACATTCCTGAATGGTTTAAATTGGGGTTAAAGAAATCTTGACACTGTAAAATATAAAGTATAAAATAGCCGTACAGTTTGAAAAGGAGACGAGAAGTGCAAATTCCAGATTACATCCAAGAATCTTTTGGACAACTACAGACCGACACAGGACAACGCTCGGACTTCTGGTTTGAGCAACGACGTGGAAAGGTCACAGCGTCTGAAGTATTCAAGGTTCTAACCAACGGTCGTAAAGGTGAATCATCCAAGACACGCAGGACTTATGCAGTTAAATTGGCCTCTGAGCGCTTGAGCGGAAAACCATCAGACTCTGTGTGTACGGCGGCAATGATACATGGTCGTGAACAAGAAGAGTCTGCACTGAAAGAGTTTGAGCTCCTGTATAATGTCAAGGTTGAACCTGTAACTTTTGTGGCAAACCCTGACGGTTCTGAATCTGGTGTAAGCCCTGACGGTTTTGTTGGACAAGATGCAACAGTTGAGGTAAAATGCAAGCACTCAGAAAACCACTTAGAGATCATTTTATCTGGTAAAATGCCTGACGAACATATTCCACAGGTTCAGATGCAGTTAATGGTTACTAAACGAAAGTTTTGTTACTTCATCAGTTATGACCCAAGGTTTGAAGATGAGCACTTGAGATTGTTTGTGGTTAAAGTCGAACGTGATGAAGAATACATTGCAAAACTTGAAACAGAAATCAAAAAGTTTTTAGTAGAAGTTCAGGAAATTGTAGATGTTTTGAAAGCTAAGGAGAAGTAAAATGTCAGAAGCAAAATGTTATCCGTCACACCAGCCGTTTTGTATCAAAGGTCGCAAGAACTTGACCAAAACAAAGGCTTGGTGGCAGGTAGGAGATTCAAATAATCGTAGTGTAAGCAAGAAGTCTAAAACTCAAGGAGAATCACAAAATGTCTAATGAAGTCACAACAACTAACAAAAATAATCTTGGAATGCCTGATGATATTGCAGCAATGTTCGGGCAGATTGAGCCTGTTCTGAAACCTGTAGAAAAACACAACAGTCTACGTTATGCCGGTAAAGTATGGGCAATGACCGTTGAGGGTAAAACTGTCGAAATTACTATGGATGTCAACGGTGATCGTATGCCAGCACCTATGGTGGATGTGATTCTGCTAAACATCGGCAACCCACGTCAACGTAACCGTGCAATGTTTGAGACTTATGAAGAGGGTACTAACAAAGCACCGCTGTGCTGGTCTGACGATAGCGTAACACCGCACCCAGACGTTAAAGAACCCTACTCAACCACTTGTACCGGATGCAAGATGTCTGTTAAGGGTTCTGGTAAGCCTGATGATCAGGGCAATGAGACTGTAGCTTGTAAATCTGGTAAAGTTGTGTGCGTAATTCCAAGTAACAAGCCGACCTTCCCGGCACTCGAACTGCGTATGAAAGTGACAAGTCTCTGGCAACCGCCTGAGAATGCCTTGGTAGAAGAGAAAGACAACTGGCGGTCGTTTGATTCCTATATGAAACACCTCGCTGCCAACGGTATCAATAACCCTGCTGCTGTTGTAACATCTATCAAGTTTGCAAGTAGCTCCAACTACCCACGATTGTTGTTCAAGTCTGGGACGATGGTAGAAGGCAAGCCAGTGTTCAAGTTCCTTGACCGTGATACAGTGAAGACTATCGTACCACGTATCAACAGTGAGGAAGTGCTAAAACTTATTGGGCTATACAAAGGTGATGGTACACAGATTGCAGCACCTAAACCTGTTGCACCAGTTCAAGCGGTACAAGCACCTGTAGAGGCTGTTCATGAAGTTGAGACGTCAACGTCGGTTCAGGAAACCGCCGTGTTCACACAACCTGAACAAGCGGTAGAAGTTGAACAGCCTAAGCCGGTTGAGCAGAAGGTTGAGAAGCCTAAAGCTGCTAAACCTAAGCCGGTACAGGTTATTGAGACTGAAGATTTAGGTGATGCCCTCAGCTTGGCATGGGATTGATGTAAGTTAGTGTTTGAAATTTTCGGCGGGGTTTCGGCTCCGCCGATTTATTTAGGAGTTTCTAAATGAATAAAGTATACTGGATGTCTTGCGCTGAATGTGCAATGTTACGACCAATGCAGCCTTGTGAGGCTTGCAGCAATTATCATAAACCCTTAAAATACTAGGGTTTATCAAATGAAACGCTTTCGTAGACATAACCTAAAAGATAATGAACTTCGAGTATATTGGGGTAAATTACCATACGATAACCCAGATATTGTGTTTGAGTGGAGAGGTGAACCTAGCATGAAACGTGACAGCGCAATGCTACACTATCACATAGCAACCCAGCGTCCAGACCCATCGGCCTCACCATTATACAGCAAGATGTTACCTAGTTTGCTTGAGGAGTTAAAGACACGAGGATACGACTTAACTACTCTTCGGTTTAGTATTAGGAAAACCACAACATCTAGCGATTGACGAAAACCACAATCTAGTGTAGTGTCTACGGCTTAAATAAAATTTACATAAGAGCGTACAATGGTCGCCATCGAGAAGTTTTTGACACATGTTTTGCCAGATTCAGGACTGTTCTGTCTTGCTACACCAGCGCAAGTAGGTTGGAAACAAAAAGTTGTGACGTCTATCGAACACGCTACAAAGTTTTGTGAGAATAGTGATTCTGAGGATGTTGACACTTATTTTGGCATTGCTACGCTAAAGGAAAGACAAGTATGGAATCCTAAGAAGGTAAACTACGATAAAACCGTAGGCGGTTACGAGGTTCGTACACGCGATAACGTGGATCAATACAAAACGCTGATCTTGGATTTGGATTGTAATGGCGTAAAAAAATATGAGTATCTAAACCAAGCAGAAGGGTTATCGGCGGTCAAGAAGTTTGTATCTGATTCAGGTATGCCAATACCTACGGTTGTGAATTCGGGTCGTGGACTACATGTTTACTGGACATTTACAGAAAGTATAGATGCCGAGAGATGGTTTGAATTGTCGCTTAAAGCTGTAGCAGTTTACAACCACTTTGGGTTGAAATTTGACCCCTCACGAGCGAAAGATCGCTCTAGTGTTCTAAGAGTTGCTGGTACACACCACTATAAAGACCCCACAAACCCCCTAGAAGTCAAAGTTATCCGTTATGGGGAACATACACCGTCAGAAGATATTGAAGCCATCCTAGACAAGTCTATAGCTTTCTATGGGCTATCCGTACAGAAGAAACACGAACCTAAAGTTGAATCTGAGATTCTAGCAATGTTTGATGGTGTTGGATCAGACCTAAGAGAACCTATCAACATTGATATGGTGTTTGCCAAGTGTAAACAAATGGCTTATGTCAAGGAAGTTGGTGGGCCTGCTGGGTATAACATCAGAGCTTCGGCGGTTAGTATTATGAAACTGGCTGAAAATCCAGATTATTCGATATTGCTTGAGAACGATGCAGCACCTGAAACAGTTGAAGCACAAACTGAAATGATGTTGCGTGACAGTATCACCAACAACCCACATACTTGTGAGCGTTTTGAATCCGAAAATCAAGGTGGTTGTAGAGGTTGTGACTATCAAGGTAAGATTGGTAGTCCGGCAGTCTTAGGCAGACCGTATCTTAAATCAAGCATTAAGCCGGTTAGTGTACCAATTAACGAACATACTCAAATCGGTAATGAAGATACCCAAGAAAGGCTTGTTGAACCTGAAGAACAACCCGCACCACCAAACCAGCAGATACCACCACCAGAACCGTACAAGTGTGCTGCAAACGGTGTACACATTTCATTACCTACAGATTTCGGGTCTACCCTTGAGACAGTTTATGAATATGAGATGTATCCGTTGGAACGTATGTGGGATCACCGCAACTGTGAAGAAATGGTTAAAGCTAAAGTTCACTTGCCCCATGATGGTATCCGAGAATTTATAGTACCTACCGAAGCCCTTGCTGACACCAAGGCACTATCAAAACTTTTTACCCGAAATGGTGTCATTCCGGGTAGTCAAGAAAAACTAACCATGTTGTCAGGATATATGTCTAACTACATCAGAGAACTACAGAAATACTTTAAGGCTACCACCAACTATGCACAACTTGGATGGCAGGATGACTCCACAAAGTTCGTGTTACCAGAAGTGGTTATTGGTGAAGGCGGGGTTGTTGAAAATTGTGGTGTGAGTACAGCACTCAGAGCAACTGCCAAGAATTTCCACAAGAAAGGCACACTTGAGGCTTGGAAAGAAACCGTCAACACCTACGCAAAACCCGAATATGAACATTATGCCTTCGGACACCTTGTAGGTTTTGGTTCACTACTGTTCAATTTCACTCAGTATAATGGTGCTATTGTCAATATGATGGGTGGTTCAGGTAGTGGTAAGACAACCGTGCTACACACTATCAACAGCATCTTTGGGCACCCTGAAGATATGTTAAGTATCCAAGTGGATACAATGATTTCCAGAATGGAACGAGTTGGCATTTACAACAGTATTTCAGCCACCTATGACGAAATTACAGACATTCCGCGCGATGACCTATCAGCACTCTGCTACAACATCTCACAAGGTCGTGGTAAAGACCGTGCAGACAAATCTGGCAACATCAGGGACAATCATACACACTGGAAAATGATTATGGCCTGTACAGCCAACAAGTCTATGTACGACATTCTGGGTACTGGTGGATTCAATATGTCAGGTCAGTCAATGCGCGTGTTTGAGTTCCGCATTGACCCTCAGAAGTTTATGAGTTTAAGTGAGTCTAAACGTATCTTCGGCAAACTTTTTGATAACTACGGCCACGCTGGCGAAATTTTTGTCAAGTATGTTATAGAGCATAAAGATGAAATTAAGCAACGGCTTCACGAAATGGATGTCAGGTTTGAAGAAGCTGCACAAATTAGCATCCCTGAACGCTACTGGTCTAACATTGCGTCTTGCTGTATTGTGGCAGGCGAGATTTGCCGTAAACTAGAACTCAACACATTCAATATTGAAAACGTGTTTCAATGGGCTGTAAACCAACTTAAATCAATGAGAGGTTCTGTAGTGGAAGCTAAATACGATTCAACAGGCATTCTGACCGAGTTCATGAACAACCATATCAGTTCAACACTGATTGTAAATGGTCAAGGTGACAAGAAAACACCGTTCTGGGTAGATGCAAACGGGGAACCACGCGGAAGCCTGATGATCCGTAACGAAGTTGATACCAACTTTGCATACATCTCAAGGTCTGCAATCAAACAATGGATCACCAAAAACTCTGGTGACTACTCAGCAGTCAAGCGCGATTTGATGAATGCAGGTATCTTGGTAAACGCTGACATGCGTAAAGTATTAAGTGCTAACAGCAATACCACAAAGACTGGTCAAGTAGACTGCTGGCAGGTTAATGTCGGGCATCAGGCGATGTCTGGAGTTGTGTTGAAGGTTGTGGAGAGTAAGGAGGGTGCAAGTGCTTGAACGACTTCTTTGTGCTATATTCGGACACCGTTATGTTGTAGAGAGAACACTTAACTACGGTGCGCGCAAAGTAGGTTGTACTCACTGCCATATGTACTGGGCAATGCACGATTGGACACGCTCTTTCGTGCCGTGGGATGGTGATTTTGAAGAAATATACGCACCCGGTGGGATATTAGGTTCACAACAAAACAAGAACGCTTGACAAACGCCCAAAATAGTCTTATACTTAAATCTTGAAGTTGGGTTTAACTACTCCTTCAAACTTGTCAGCTTTCTCTCCCTTTTCTGACAGGTATTTTAAAGCCCTCGTAAGAGGGCTTCTTTTTATTGCACTGGATTTATATTACGGAATCGCTATCACAGTTGGGTATGTGATTGGGTTTCCCTGATTTGAGTTGTCAACCGGATTACCTTGGTTCGAGTTATCGACAGGATTGTAACTATTTGTAATGGCGTGCGTATCAGTAGCATAACTACCTGATCCAATAGTACCAGAACCGTTAATAGTCATATTAGCAGCAGGCGCTTGAATCTGACTTGCAATTCCAACAAACGCCGAGTTAGTGCTTATAGCGACATCACGACTATTGTTAGACTGCGTGGTAGCGATATTTTGGTTTGCATGAATACCATAACCCTGAACGATTGCCGGGACAAAAATACCCAACGCCTGCATAACAGTATCAGTTGGTGATTTAGGCGCTACAATTTGTTGAGTGTTTTGATTGTTATGCACCTGCATTGCCATCATGGCAGCTACCTTAGCTGTGGTATCCCCAGACTGTGCAATATCTGCCATAGCCCTATACTTTGCAGCATCGGCATTAGACTTCGCTGTTTGCGAAGCAATATGAGCGTCTATGTAACGCCCATAATCTGCTGAAGCGCAACCACTGAGTGTTGCAGCTACCGCAACAACTAAAAATAAGCGTTTCATTTTTTGAATACTCCGGTAGTGTTAAACAGGTTTACAAGCACTGTGATAACACCCGAAATCTGAGGCCACATGGTTTTGTAAGACCCATCAACAGCTTCAAGCATACCCCGTACAGCAGCAAGTTTTTGTTCGCCTTGGCCAGTACCAGGAATAGCCTCCTCAATTGCTTTAAGTGCTGCAATAATGGCTGGAATTAGTTGAAAGATTGTGACTACGTAGTTCATCTTAAATCTCCTTGCAAGTTATGGACAAATACAGCCCGTCAATACTACCCCATAATTGTTCTGGTGTCAAATGGCTTGTCTGTGTTTGTGGTAGAATTATCAACGGCTTCAGTAACAGTTGGCACTTCTGCTGGAACGGTCTTTGAACCAATTGGGGTTTCTGTTGCAAAGCGCAAGAAGATGTTACCAACAGTAGAGATACCGGCAGCAAGCGTAACAATATCTTCTGCATTTAAGTTAAACCCTTTTAAAGCTGCCAGAGCAGCAATAAGTGACAGAATATTGAACCAGACAGTTTTTGAAGCATACCACCCCTTTTGTTGGACATCATTACCGATTTTAAGTAGCGTTAGGAACCATTTCATAATTACTCCTTTAATTCAAAGTGGGGGTACTCGCGCATAGAGCTTTTCCACCGACCTGCCCAAGACAATCCTAAAGACTCTCCAATAACACCAATCTTTTGCCAAATAGGATTGGAAGCATCCCATACAGCCTTACCATTTACGAGTGGTACAACATCAAAGGCTTTGGAAGCTGGTTTACCATTAAGCATAAAGTTGTGTTTAGATTGACCTGCTTTAGCGTTAGTCACTTTTTTACCTGGAATAGTTCGGCTGATAGCATAAAGTTCGTCTTGTTCTTTATACGACCTATGTGTACAAGTAACTAAAATATCTATTCCAGCAGTGTGGCAATTGTCCAAGAACTTTTCAGCAATCGGAAATAATTCTGGATGAAGGTCTGATAGTTTTCTTGAAGCCATTATACATCCTTATTGTAACTGAACACATTTCCACGTGCCTGAGTACACACAGAACTTAGAGTTCGCTTGATCAAATGTTAAAGGTACAGCGCCTTGGTATGGTGGTAGCGGAGCGCCAGTTGGAGCACCCGCAAATGAAGGTATCCACAAGTAGCCATTAGACGCATCAGCAGGTAACTGATTTGTACCAACAATAACATTCTTGGATGTTGCAATACTCATAATTTCTACATTACCTGCCCGAACCTCTACATTATGTTGGCTGGTGCTGCCTATCACCAATCTACCAGCGCCAGTATCACCAATAACGCCAACCGGTCCATAAGTAGTCCCAATAGCTGCGAACCCTGCAACCGAAAGTTTTTCGCCCAAACCAAATGCAGCATTAGAACCAATTTCGGTCTTACCGTTTGGTTTAACTCTAAACAAATTTGAATAGCCAGAACTGTCTTTTAGTGTTAGAAAGTCTCCGGAACCGGCAGCATACATTTGAAGACCTGAATTGTTTACAGCAATTGAATTATTTATAAGTATTCCGTAGTTTATTGATGTACCAGCATAGTCACCTTCGATACGAACAGCCTGATCTATCGGTCTTGCGGCAGTTGCGTATGTATTAAACCCCAATTGTAAACCAAAACTTTCACCAGATGTACTAACCGTATGTACACGACCTATTATCGCGCCTAGAACCCCATAACTTCCAGAATTAGCTATTGCTGCACCGTACACAGCCTTAGTTGTGCCAGCACCAGAATTATATACTGTATGCACTGCACCATACATCGAACTATTTATATCTGAAGTTTGCGAAGAGGTGTTTTCGGAACTTACGAACTTGTAAATACTACCACTACCCAAAGTTATGGTATCCTGCTGCCTTATGGAATCCAATTCTTTGTTTGCTGGGATGCTTATACCTGTACCGCGTGTATATTTAGAAGTTATAGCTAGTGTGTAGACGTTTTGATCGTAAGTGTCGGTAGCATCATAAAATGTTCTACCAGAGACCACATTTTGACCAGCTATACACTGATTTGAGATAGTAATCGCTAGAAGAAGTAGGCTAATATGCTTCATAATATGGAATTACCTTAACAGAGCCGCCGATGTCAATACGCAAATACCCGGTTGGGTTCGATGGTAATGGCTGCGCCGCACCCGCAACACCGTGAGTCGATTGCACCAAACTGGAATTGAAACTCATTGTCCCGTTCTGGCGTATTGACATGACATCCGTACCGTTTGTATCTGTCACCCGCAACATGGGGAGTGTTGGGTACGCAACACCAACAGCACGCAGCTTTAAGCCCTGCCCTGTTGCCCCGTTATGTTCGATGACGATACCGTTTGCGGGACCACCGCTGACACCGTCTGCCCCAACGTGAATGGCAGAATCAGAAACAGACCCAGGGCTAAAATATATCCCGCGTATGAAATTTGCGGGTGCGCTCCCCTCTCGACTGACATGAATCCCAATCGAGCTAGAACTCGTTCCACCGGCTGCAACGGTAAGAGGTATTGGGTGATATTCTGACGTTCCGATACTTCGGTTAGGTGGTACAGTTCCACTTGCCGGATACCCCGAAAAATTGAAACTATTCAGTTCGTTTGTCGCGACACCAGAGTTGTATAGATCAGCACGCCCAAACAAACCGAACGCCTGATTGCCGGGATTGTTGGTGCGACCATAACCCGTTACACCTGTTGGGAACGCTAGTGTATTCGCCGCCCTTGTGTTTTGGACGCCACCAATAATAGGATTCGCCATACCGTCTGCGCTCAGGTACATAACCTGACCTGGGATAACAGCAGCTTCTGGTGCAAATGCCGGTATCCACGAAATATCAGCCATGCAGGAACCAGAAAACAACATCAACGCCAAAAAATACCTCATATCAATTCCCCTTCATTATGATCCAGTTTGTACCGTCTGATTGCAACTCAACCCATTTACCAGCCGTTGCCGACAAGATCGCAGTACCAGCAACACCACCAGCAAGAGGGGTGACATTACTTGATGCAGACACCACAGCATTCGCTGTGACTGTCTTAATAGTGATCTTCTTGTGTGTGTACGAAGAAGCCGAAGGTAAAGTTAAGGTACATGTGCCAGCGTAATTAACAATCAAAGAGGAAGACGTTGCTGGAACAGTATATGTTGCTGTTGTTGCTGACATATCTAGTGTGTCTGCAAAACCATAATTAGCGAAAACAACACCATTACTCCTCAAATCCATTACTGCTGTGTTGGTAGTTGCTCCATCTAAAGTGGTACTGAATCTTGTGTATGTGCCTTGTGCGGTATCGGTCCAGTTTTCGGACGCATATACAACCATCTTGTTTCGCGGGGTACTATATGCAGTCGCACCATATCCAGATGTCGCAAATTGCGCTATGATCTGATTCGCAAGCAACGCTGTCGGCGCTGCTGATGTGCCATTTGCGCGGCGGTGGATGATTTGGTTTGCGTTACCAAACGCATCAAATGTCTGGATTGTTGCTACGGAATCTGCGCTTGCCAGATGTAAAACCGTTCCTGTAGTTGGGGCCGCTAGTGTTGTATCAGAGTTGAGATTAATTGTCTCTACACCAAACACGTTTAGTGCCGCTGTTTCGAAAGCTTGTGTAGATGACCCAGGTACTTCTGCTGTCCAGCGCACATCCAGAACATCACCTATGGCGAACGCAAGGGCTGTAGTGCCCTCTCTAGCACGTGTAATAGTCAGTGTATCAGTTGACCTTGCTGTAATATCTACGATTTCCCAGTCAATCTCTTTATATCCAGACACTTTGACCAATGTTGCGCGGATATAGTCACCGCCAGTAGCTGCTGCAAACAGCGCACCATCTCCTGCGGTTACAGTACACGTTCCACCACCAACAGTCAGTGCTGCCGTCAATTTTGTCTTTACATTATTTAGATAAATCCTAGCCATTTATATCTCCAATAATTTAATACTATGATCAAACAGATTAAAACTACTAGCAACCTGTTCTGGTGATTTTTCGAACTTCCCAAGTAACGTATAGTCACGTTCCAAAGCTGCTGTTGCGTTACCAGGATATACAGATACAAGCACCGTCTTGTCTATCCCACAAAACCTACCAATCTCAGCCCATGTAGCGCGCTGTGATTCACTCGTAATCTCTATATCAAAAGACAATGTCCTCCATCTAGATTTGGCACCTCCGTACAGCGAGCCACCGTCAGACCTTACCACATTAGCGGAGCTTTCGTAGCCTAAGCTCATACCATATTTAGGGTTATATTCAGCTTCCGTATAAGCGCCTAGAAAAAGCCTGGATGCCTCAACATATCCATCAGGGTTCGTTGAAGATGTTATAGTTAATTTGAAAGATTTAACGCCAGATACAGCAGTAAACCACATGACAGAAAATTCAAAATCCCAGTCATCAAATGTATTATCAGAAAATGCGTCAATTGTGCCAGAATCATATACGCTTGTAGTCCATGTAGTATCGCTATAAAGCTGCAACCGCCATGTATCATTCGTAATCAGATTATGCCTATATAAAGAACAACACCCTAGGGTATAACCTGTACCTCCCCACTCACCTTTAATTTCTTGAGCTGTAGTGCTTGTCGAACGCATCACATAACCGCGCGAATCGTTTTGCAAATATGTTACAGGCATAGTGGATTCTACTACAGGGTTAGCAGTTAGCGTTGCGGTATCAGCGCGGTTTACATAAGCTATTCTAAGATTACTCATAACTGTCCCGGCGTGTAAGTACCTAAATAGGTGTAGAAAGACACAGTAACAACCCCAGCAGTTATGTTATCGTCAAGCCCAACTATAGTGCTTTGCAACCCTGATGAAAACCCATAGCGCGAATGGTACACAGTGATCGGCTGCCCTATCTCATATTCGAAACCTATCATACCTACAGTGGTTTGAAATATACCTGAATAACCATAGTATAACTGGTCTATGCGACCACGTTCTGTTATCGCATCAGATTCAGTAGTCATATGTGATACAAGTGCGTCAGGTTTTTCTACAAGCGTTACGTAATATGGGTGATCGGCAGGCAATATACTTACCACAGCACCTGGAATAGTATATGAACACTCACCACCATACAAAGCTGCGTTATCTTCTGTTACAGCCGCCGCCAATCCACTCTTTTGGATTGTCCAATTCTTTGCATAACCTATACGTTGTCCTACACGCGGCATTATCATCCGTTCTAGTTTTAGTGGAGACAACATTTCGGATTCATACAAGTTTGTAGCTGTTACAGGAGATTGCTCCAATCTCCCAAGTATAATCTGGCCATATCGATTCTGCCCATACCAAGCCCCGAGTCCACGCATGATGTCGTCAACAGCGCTCATCCGGTTAGTTCGTTCATGAGCATAATAACCTATAGGTTGTGGGCAAGTTGTTCTGAAAGCATCTTGTGATTGCTTGTTAAATTGCGAAGATGAAATACCCATAATAATCGGTAGTATGTCTGCCGCCAAATTTATGAAACCACCGGAGGCATAACCAGACCCATCCAAAGTTACTTGTCCTGACGGCTTACTATCCATCAGAATCTTTCCAGTAGATATTTCAGCAGTCCAATGATAACCTATGCATGTAGCGCCTGTAGTGGTGCTGGTTATATCTATTTCAGAACCACCTCTAGTTAAGCTTAATCTAAAATCAGAAGTGGTAAGACCCCCTGAAATCACCCAATAATCAGTTGAAGCCGCTAGAGGTGTCGGCGGAGTACCGCTGAACACGACCCTAGTATTTTCAAAGAAACCATGATCTGTTATTGTTAGTGTGTTTGTAGTAGAATCTACTGCTGTTACGGTTAAACTGTCCGTTTCGAATTTATAACCATTATCCCTAACAGCCGTTACCGCGCTGACAACGCCGTTATGCCACTGATACGTTGATGTAGTAGAATCGTATAATTTTGGTTCTGCATTAAAAACAGTACCATAAGCAAGAGGTATTACAGCACCTTCAGATGTAGTGCCAGAGCCAAAAGTAGCTGTATTTAACGAGGTATTTGCTACTACTTCCCGACCTCGCAACATTATAGTTACCGACATATCATCAGCACTAGACACCCTCTCAGCAATGCACGTCATAACACGCCTAAATCGTTCTACAGGCCAATCAGGAGACCCGTGAAAAATCCTTACCTCACGCCCCGATATATTTAGATTTAACCAACTGTCTATAACACCTGTTACGTTGTGAAGTTCTAATGTACCTATACTGGCTGATACAACACCAGTGAAGTTTTCGCCGATCCTCCTACTAACAGAAGGTATAGACTTTACGATGTCATAATATGGCGGATAAGGTGAGTCAGAGAGTTTTACCGTGTAGATTAGTGGTAATTGAGTACCAACATCAGCAAGCACTTGATCATTCTTGTAATCTATCTCTACAAGATGCATAACAGAAGCGTTTGGGTCACGCAACCACAATTGGTAGGCTTCTTCGTCAAGCGCCTCAGAACCGTTTATATTATATCCGTTAATGCTCATCAGGTACTCTTTTATTTATAAGTGTCTTGTTATTGCACATATCAGCTACGTTGTCAAGTTCTTGACTGCACTGTTACAGCATTTGTTGTGGCCCTAGCCTGTGTAGCACTACCATCACGTATCGCTGATACCAATTGTGTTGTTTGTTCTTGCGTAATCGTATTGCCTTTTTCCATGACCCTTGCCAAAACTTCTTTAAGTTCATTTACTTGGCTAGTAAGTTCAGCAATGTCATTGGTTGTAGCAGGTTGGCTTATAGTATTCTCAGGGATCACAAGTTCTGGAGATAGAATGCCTGCTTGTTCCATAATACTCTTCCAAATAGCGCTGTAATCCCCACCAAACCCGTACATGTTTTTAGCTTGTTTTAGATATTCTTCGGCATATTTTTGGAAGTTTGATATAGCCTCAACATCACCACCTTGGGCTTTCATCAAATTTTCAACATATTGCGACTGCGATTCCTCAAATTTTTGTTGTGCCGTCAGCGGAGATAGTTGCTCGTTGAAATACATGCTATCTATCCACTTACGCAACGCAGTTTTAGCGTTTTCCAGACCTTCGCTGATACCGTCATTCAGAATGGCGTTACGCTTCTCTTGATAAGTTTTTTCCAACATTTCCATCAACAACATATTTTGTTCGACAGATTCGCCAGTTGACATCAAAGTTTCTTTTTGTGTTTTATACCACTTCTCCAAATCTTGTAGTGCCTCACCATGTCCTGGGTACGCGGCCTCCAAGGCCACATACTGTTCTAGTTCGCCTTTAAGTGCTACAATACGCTCGTTACTGTAGCGTATCAGTTCCTCAAGTTCTGTTTTTTGTGCTTGCGACAAATATAGTTCGTAGGTATTTGAACCTTGCTTGAGGGTGGTGCCAGCAGCGTATGTTGTTTTAGCTTGCTCAAGAACTTGTTGGATTGCAGCTATTTGAGCCATATATTTATCGGATACCGTGCTTGTTGGGGATTCCCCGACGATGTTTGCAGCGGTGTTCGCAATTTCGTCAACTTTCTGACGGGCTGAATCCCACACCTCTCCGATTGACGTGATAAATACGTTGCTATTCTCTGTTATAGCTTTGGCGGTCTCTGCAACGCTTTCAGAGAATCCGTTTACAGCAGCTTCGGCTTCCAGAGCAGCAGCGATAAGTTGCTGATTAGCAGATGAGTAGTTTGCAGCATCTTCAAGAGTTATCGTTGCTAGTTGTTCAATCGAGGTGATCCAAGGCATCGCGGCTTGCACAGCGCTGAAAGTAGAAGCGGCTTCCTGTTCTGCCAAAAATTTAGTATTAGCTTGACCCCCCTTTAATTTGTCTAAAGACCCTGCAATGCTTTGAAGTGCTGCTTTACTCGCCTGTTCTACTTTTGCGAATGCTGGCGCTATATCCATAAGAGACTGGTACATTTTCTGACCTGCTTCCGTACCTAGATCAAGCCCCTTTACCAAATCTCTGAACGCTTTATCCGATTCAGGTATCGCAATACCCATTTCTGCAAAAGCGTAACTGACTTGATCCGAAGCTTTCTTTATGTCGATAGACGCCCTTTCAGCTTCAGTGTAGAAGTTTTGATAAAAGAATGTAGCTTGATTCCCAAGGTTCTCTAGCCCACCAGCACCATCAATCAAGGATTGGCGCATCTCCGAAGATGCTAACCCTATTTCACCAAATGCAGTAGCTGTGTCCTGCCCTAGCATTTCTGCAATGACATTTGTACTACTAAACACATTCGCCAACCTGCCGAATGTTTCGATAGTAAGTTCGCCCTCTTGTTTAAACGGTTCAAACTTACTAATATCAAACGCTTCACCAAACAAATCATCTAATGATTGAGCACTTGTCTCAGACAAGTCAGAAACAATTTTAAGAATGTTCGCTGCTTGTTGTTCTGTCAGTGAAGCGATGTCAGGGATGCTATCTAACAACGGATCAACAACAGGCGATAGGTCGATCTCTGCAAGCGAAGCAATCATACCGCGTTGTGCAGTAATCAAAAATTCTTTTGCCCCTGCCTCGACATCTTGACCACCAACTTCTTTACTAGTTACTTCGCCATTTACAATGTACCTTAACCATCCCGAAGCTGTTCCTTCTGGATCAAATTCGGCAGCGAGTCCGAAAGTAAATTCCTCACTTAATGTTTTCCCAAATTTACCAGCAAGGTCTTTAATTTGAGTCATTGATGCTGTGGTAATATCTGCAACGTGAAATGGATCACCCCCACTAGATGTTCCGCCATGCGTATATGTTTCTTGTTCGTACTGCATTGTCTGACCAACACCGGCAGTGTTAACAAGTCCTAGACCTCCAACTTTTGGACCGCCAGCTTCACCGAACAGACCGAGACTGTCAGCCAATAACGCACCTCCAGCCAAAGCCCAACCCCATCCAGGAATTGCTGATAGAGCTCCAGATATTGTAGAACCAACTTCTGCCAAACTAGCAACAACACCTGTAGACTCTTGGGCTAAGAGCATTAGACTTTGTTGAGACATAAAACCTGTACCGTAAGCAGCGCCTGATGCTATAGCACCTATACCAGCACCACTGATCGTACTTCCTAATAGGTTTCCTGCTGCCGAACCAGCAGCGCTAGATAACATAGACGATCCAGCACTACCTGCTGCACCCGCAACCCCAAACATACCTCCAAAACTTCCAGCGAACGACAGTACAATCTGTTTAGCAGCCATCCTAGCAAGGTCAGCAATCATGCTGTTGACAAACGATTTGAAATCCATCTTGCCGGTCATGATGAAGTTGGTGAAGGCATCTTCAAGGTTTTTGAACATGTTGCTGAATAGGTTGTTGGATTGTGTAGCCATGTCGTTAGCTGATTTAATATAATCTGCTACGGCTTTATCCATACCTCTGCCGAAGGTTTTGTCCATTGCGTTTTTTAAATCAAGGTAGGATTTTTCAGATTTGTCAACAGCGGCTTTTAGTTTTAATATTTCTTCAGCCTGTTTAGACGCTGCTTCACCAGTAACATCTAAGGATATATTGTACGAATCCAATGCTGTTTTTGATGCTTCATAACTTAAACGCAGTTCTTCAAGTTTCGTTATTTCAGAAGCGTCAATAGCTGACTGATACCCACCAGACCGAGCCACACCCATATCAATATCTGATAATTTAGATTGTGTTTTTGCAGCAATAACTTCTAGTTGTTGCAGTGCTGTCTTGAGTACAGAAATGCTTTTAGCAGCCTTTTCAGCTTTATCAAAATTAAGCAAATATTCTTTAGCTTTTGCCAGAGCTGCCAACTCAGATGGGTCTAATTCACGTTTAAGACTCTCTATACCTGCAATCGTATCTTCAACAATCTTACGTTCTTTGGACGAGTTAGCTTCAAATTCAGCCATATATGCATCACCGGCAGACATAGTATCGCCGTAATATTTGATTTTTAGATCAACTGATTTCTTCAACAAGTCATCGGTAAATTTTACAAGTTCTGTTTCTGTCTTATTGCGTTCTGTGACAAGTTTGTTATTAGTGCCGTTTACCGCGATGTAGGAGTTTAGCGCAGCAATTCGTGCGTTATATCCTTCGATATAAGTTATCGAACCGTTTGTAACAGATTCATTTAGGGCGCTTTCGATAGCTTTGTAGTCATCTACAGATTGTTTTAGTAGGTCTCGGGCTTCTTTGGCTGCTGTGCTACGTACAGACGACCGTTTTGATTCTGTAGACTTTTCGGCTTCAGCAATAGCAGCATTGTAGTGTTTTACAATTTCTAACTGTTTGCTTTTGGATTCTTCCTCTGTCAATTTACCTTGTTTCATTTGTTCACCAACGGCCATCAAAGATAACTTTAAAGACTCGTTAGCTTGTTCTATAGCTTTATTGCGCTTTGCCGTTGGGTCAGATTTTTCATAGTCTTCACGTAATTTATTTTGGGCTTTTAGACCTTGTTGAATAGTTGCAACTCGATATGCCTGTTCAGTATCAATAACAGTGGTGACTTTTTTCTCAACAGGTGCTACGGTTTCTAATTGTTTTTTATATGACTCTATAGCTGCTAAATTAGCTTTCCACTTATCTTCACCTGAACCGAACATGTCAGTTTTGAAATCAGCAGGCTTAAGCGATTGTAACTTCGCTATACGCCCTTGAATAACCTCCTGCTGGGAACCCATGCCCATTTTCTTCTTTGTTTCGTCCCACCAGTTACCTATTTGCATCATGGTTGCAAATATATTGTCTTCTACCCACTTTGAATGAAACGCGAAGTCTGCCAACTCATAAACACCCCAAAGCAACATACCATATAAACCACCTCTAGCCGCCAACGAACCTTTAGCAAGAGTCCCACCAGCAGCAGCTACAACTTCGGCAGATGCAACAGACTTAGCTGCCATCACCTCCGAAGCAGTGCCTAATGCTATGGTTGCTACAGCAGCAGCTTCCAGACGTACTATATAGGTTGCAAACAAGGGTAGTATTGTACCGAATAATTTATTTGCTACAAAAAACCCTGCAACCAACGAAATAGCATCATACCACTTGATTGTATATTCTGCGACAGCCGCCAAAACTTTTATTGTACCTGTGATTGCTTCCGAGTAAAGTTTTACCGCGCTAACAAGATCAGGGTTTAGTTTAAGACCCTTGAAATTACCTTCAGAGTCAGTTTCTATTGTACCAATAGCGTTAGATATTTCTTTTATACCCTCAACAAGTGCTGAAAATACTTGTGGGTCTGCAAACAATCTCTGAACTTTCATCCACAACATGTCCCATGAACCGGACAGGGTGTTATTACGCTCCATCGACATCATAGCAAAACCAGCCATACGTTCTTCTAGGAATGCAAACAGTCCTTGAGATGACTCCTTAGCTGCTTTGATTTGTTTGTCATTTAGCCCTAGAGCTGTAGCCAAAGTACTTGAAGCTGCTTGGATACCTCCCTGTACTAAGTCTCTCACCTCCTGGACAACTTGCATACTGTTAAGTCCCATTGACTTAACAGCAACAGCACCAATAACAGCAGTCTTTCCTATTTCATCCATAGTCATACGGGCTGCTGTACCTGGACCAACAATTGCCTGAAACAACTTTGCTGTATCTGCTAATGAGACATTATATTTAAGTGAATCTTGCTCTAGTTTAGATATAACGCCATCAGCAACACCCATAGCCTGCGAAGTAGTCATAGCTTCACCGGCCAATAAATTCATAGATAATACAGTTCCTGAGATACCCATCTTGGCATCTTCAATATCTTTCAGGAACTTAATACCGAAGATAGCACCACTAGCAATTGCACCACCAATAGCCGCCAAACCATAAACAGCTCCAGTAACCTCGAATGTCAGTGATGCTAACGCTGCTGTCATCTTATGAAATGAACCACGAGCACGAGCATTACCTTCAGTAAGTATATTAGTTTTTCGAGTGATTTCTGCTAAAGCACCATTGTAGCCTTCTGTAGCAGGACCAAGAGCCTCCCAAGCGGCTTTGGAATCGCGTAAAGCTTTGAGTTCATTTGATATTGCTTGAGGGCTTCGGATACCTGCTGCTTTAAATACTTCGTTCTGTTTCTGCATTGCTGCTGTTACAGAATCAATAGCTTGTGCTTGTTTGAAGTATCTATCGGTATTAAGTTGCTTGTCTATCTGGCGTTCCTGAGACATCGCCTTAGACATGCTATCACCAATCTTACGGCCCGCTGAAGCCGCTTTAGCCTCAAGATCAGCAAACGAGCGTTCTACACTACTACGGTCTAACCGTACCTCAATTTCGATAGGTAGCGTGGAGTTCTCAGACATGGCATCACTCTAGGGATATGGTATCCTAAAGTGTTTAGCACAGTTTTAACTTTTAGTCAAGGTTAAGATTTCCATAAATATACATTGTTCCCACAATCATGAAGTTTGTAATAACCCGCTGAAATCATGTTAGCATAGGCCGATTTAGATTCATCGAACTTATCACCCAGAAGTTTTGGTAGTTTATGCCTTTGTGCTTGATACCTGCTCAATATAGTACCGCTTCCGTGATGATATGAAAAGCCAATATCGGAAGTATGAGTCTTGATAAACTCAAGTTTTTCATAAACTCCTCCCGTACCAAACCTAAGATCGGCATAACTCAATACAGAAGTTGGCGCATATCTAACCTTAAAAGCGTTAAATAGTTTTGACGCACCACCAACAACTGAATGTCCTAGAACTGTGGCAAATCTGATAATCTCCCATTCAGCTTCTTTAGAGAATCTTGGTTTATTGAAAGACATACAAGAAACCAAGACATCTTCGTAATACAAACCAAAAGCTGTTTTAGATGATACCGAACCCGATATATGGTTGGCTTTGAAAAAAGTTGTGTACTCCTCGTAACTAACTTCTTTGACTTCACATTTTCTAGCATACAACTTTTTGGAAATACCCAAGCCGTTCTTAATCATACTAATAACGATTGGTTCACGCTTAAGTATTTCTTTGTCGGTGAACTGCATTAACCTGATACCAAGACTTAAACAATCCTCATACTTCCTACGATGAGATGTTTTGTGTTTCTCCATTATATCAGAATGAAAATAAATACCATTCACTTCAACCGCTAATTTGTGTTGTTCGAAGTAAATATCTAATTCACGCCCACCCGGAATAACTGATATTGTCTTAATAGGGTTGAAGTCTTGTAATGCCTCTTTAAGTATCTTCTCAGGCTTAGACTCTGTACGACCTAGCGCACATGTAGGACAACCCGAACCTTTATAATGGTTATGTACAAGCATCCAAAATGGCCCGTGCTCCTTACAGGATATTTCAATTGGCTTCTTGTTTGCAACATACACAGATTTTGAATAATCATATAACAGTCCATGGGCTTCCTGCGATTTAGCAACAAACTCCTCCTTAGACGAAGGTTCGTTAATCATCCAAAGCGGATACCCAGTCTTACAAGTCAGATGAACTACTGGTGTTTGCTGAAACTCACCCTTGATAGGGCAAATAATAGTTACTGGAATTTTGGAATCTTGATAATCCACTTTAGAGTAATCGAACTTGTCGCCGTATTTTGCACGTGCATCAGCAATGAATTTTTCTGTACTCTTTTTAGCTGTCTTGCTGCAAGTATTGCATCCTTGACCGCTCATATGTGCATGAGGTGTTTGCTTGAAATCATGACCGTTTGGACATCCGATGATTACTCGCGTCTCTACGTTTTTGTAAATTACTTTAGAGTAGTCGAACTTGTTTTTGTGTGTAATGTTTGAACGGGTAACAAACTCATCCAAGGTTAGTTTTTTTACACCAGCACACTTTGGGCACCCTGCTTTCTTGCTAAGATGATCATTTGCAAGCGGGGTGAATTCGCCATGTAACAAGCATACTATGTTTACGGATTTGTTGTTACCGTTATAGATAGTTTCGCTGTAATCATAAGGCTTACTATCATGTATCAATTTTGCTTTGGTTATAAATTCTTCATTAGTCATCTTGCGCGGCATACATTTTCTCCAATTAGTTCGCGTACTATACAAGAAATAAGATAGCTTGTCAAGGACGCTCCAATTTAGTCAACCCTAGAAAAATACTTTACAACATCGTAAAATGGGTATAGAATGGTCGTTACTTGTTTAAGAGGGTTTGAAAGTGGCTAGGAGCAGTAAAGAAAAACAGAAAGCTTATCGCGATGCTAACAAAGATAAGCTTTCTGTTTACAAAAAAGTCTACCAAGAAACCAATAAAGCTAGAATTGCAGATTACAAGAAAGCATATAACGCAGCTAATAAAGAGAAAATCTCCAAAGCACGGAAAGTATATCGTGAAGCTAATAAGGAGAAGATCAAAGAAGCTAAGAAAGCGTATTACGAGGCTAACAAGGAGAAGGTGTTAGATGCCAAGAAAGCATATGTTGCAGCAAATAAGGATAGAGTTGCTGAGTATCAAAAGCAATATCATGAAGTTAACAAGGATGCTTTGGCTGCTAAAAACCAGCAGTATCGTAAAGATAATAAGGAGAAGATTCTTGCTCGCGGTAAGACGTACTATCAGGCAAACAAAGATATGCTTCTTGAAATGAACAGGCAGTATCGTAAAGCTAACAAAGATATGCTTCTTGAAATGAACAGGCAGTATCGTAAAGCTAACAAGGAGAAGATTCGTAAGCAGCAAAAAGAGTATATCCGGTCTTTACCACTAACCTATGTTGCCAAACGCCATAATCTACCAAAACCAACCCCAGACACACCAGAAGGAGAACTTGCACTACTAGAAATCTTGAAGTATAATATCCTCACCAAACGACTTATAAAGGAAGCAAATAATGAACATCCTAGACGTACGTAACGAAATGATTAAAAACTACGAAGCCTTTAAAGCAGGTACATTGGAACTTAGAGACCTTGCCGAATGTAATAATACCCTTGGTAAAGTCGGCTCTACTGTAAAACTTCAGATGGCTTACTCTGCATTGCGCAAAGAAGTACCTAGCATCGCGTTTTTGAATGTTGGCGAATCTGTAGCTAAATAACCAAGGAGTCCTAAAATGAAACGCCTAATCGCAGCAACCGTAATTATGTTGAGTTCTTGCACAGCCTACGCTGATTACGCACAAACTAAAATATGTATCAACGTTGGTACAATAGCAGCAGATTCACGCAAACAAGTGGTAGATGGTAAAATGACAGAGCGTGAAGTTGTAGATAAGATCATCTTGCAAGGTGCACCTGTTGATAATTTCAAAGCTATCATGTTGGCAGCGTTTGCTCAGACAGACAACTCGATCCTGACAACACATAGGGATTGGTATATGGCAGGTGGTGAGACTTGCTTGAAGATTATGCGTGTTGTAAACCAATACGATGTTCATAGTCCGATGGTGATGCATGAAGCCAAAGGGTTTTATAGTTACAAGGGCTGGTAAAATCACTTGACATGTATAAAATATGTGTTATTGTACTGCTTCCGATTTATGTAATCGGTTCATATCTTAAATATTACACGAGGTTAACAATGGCTAAACTTTCTAAAATCAAACGTGACGCAAATGCAGCAGAGAACGGGGTGTGGGTTAACTGCGTAATTGATGACATCTGCGTAAAAGTAGCTGCTGAAAACAACAAGCGTTACACCGACGAAATTCAGCGTTTGATGAAGCCACATCAGAAGTCATACAAGAACAACCCTAGTTTTAATGACATCTTTACGGATATTCAGAATAAAGCAATGGCTAAGGCTATTTTGCTGGATTGGAAGAATATGCAGAACGATGACGGTACAACCCTTGAGTACTCCGAAGCCGCCGCTTATACCCTTCTGAAAGACCCGGAGAACAAAGAGTTCCGCGATCTGATTATGTCGCTTGCTGCCGAGAATGAGGTTTTCCGTAAAGAGGTTGCAGACGAACTAGCCACCAAAAGTTAGTGCTTACATTTCTTGGCAGTCTAAGTATGGCGATCAGTTGGAGTTTCTTCAAAAGATGGACGAGGAAAACTCAAACAACCCAAATTGGGAAACTCCAACAGCCATTAAAGAAATGCCGGAATTAATGCCGTGGGAAGCACCGTATGTAACAGCGTTCTACACCATTACAAGTTCCAGGCAATCTGGGATGGGTGTAGGACCAATCCCACTTAGCGAAATTCTGGCATATTGTAAGTTCTTTGAAGTTTCTGAACCAGAGTTATTCTTGTATATTATGCAAAAGTGTGACAACGCATATCTAACCGAGTATAATGCTAAACAGGAAGCAAAGAACCCTAAGAAGAAATGAGGTGGTTATGCGTGATACAGAAGTTAAGGAGAAACGGTGGAAGCGAGAGGTTTATCCTTGGGAAGAATTGGTGAACAGTGGCGATTCCTTTCTAGTTCCTGAAGATAAGCGTAGTACAGGTAGGCAGTTAGTGTTTGCCGCAAACCGGAAGGCAGGTGAAAAGTTGTATCGGTTTGATAGTTCTTCTGGGCATGTTGTGAAGGTGTAGTAAACAAAGGGCTGACTTAGGTTGGCTATTTATTTTTGGTATGGTATAACGTGTCTTTCGAATACGAGCAGTACATAATGTCACGACAATCAAAATACGAGAAGTTAATACGTTCATGGTTTTCTTCTGATACGTGTGTAGTTAACTCTAAAAAGCTGCTACCATCTAAGCAAGAGGTAGACCTATACTTTCCAAAGTATAAGATTGGTGTAGAAGTTAATGGTGCTATGTGGCATTCTGAAGCTGCTGGAAGAACTAAGTATTACCACCAAGAGAAATTCCTTGAAGCTCGTAGTGTTGGTATAAACCTACTGTCATTCTATGACTGGGAAATTAAAAGTAATCCTACGTTAGCTAAGGCTATGATAGAGCGTGAGATGTTGAAGTGTTATAAACTACACCTCTCACAAGTGAAACAAACTTCAATAGATCAAGCTGAACTAGATAATTTCTTGCGTAATCACACGTTTGCACCGATTAAGGGAGGTACTGAATTTATAGGTATGAAAGACAAGAAAGGTCTTGCTGCTATCATGGGAGTGTATATGGGGCGAGATGGTATAGCGGTATGTAGTAAGTACATAGAACGAAACGGTGTCCACATATTTAGAGGTGTTGTTGAACTAACCAATGCTTTTATAAATGATAAGGGTGTAGACACCTTAGTAAGTTTCTCAACAGATCATGGAAGACTTTACCCGCACACGCTCATTAAGAATGGGTTTGAGGTTGCTTATGTAACTGAACCTAATTTCTATTATTTACAAGCGTCAAGAATGCTTCCATCTAATACCGATCTTGACACAACAGGTTATACAAAAGTCTATGACGGTGGAAGCATAGTCTTAAGACGCTCCAAATAACAAAGCCCCTCAGAACTTGAGGGGCTTTTAACTTCTTAGGTTACTTTAGGTTGCTATAGAAGAAATCTGGATGGTAAACCCTTCTACAGAATCACGAACTGCCGTGAAGCCTAGGGATACCATGCAGTCAGAGTTCTTACTAATGCCAGAAACGCTTCCAGTTGTGAACTTGACTTGCGGCATGTCAACTACAAAGTGATTTCCAGCAGCGTCATCAAACCAAAATGCGAGTGAAGTTGCTGTAGCATTGATGAACTTGTCAAGTAGTGTAGTGCTATTGAAATAAATTTCCAGAGTACCCGATACGTTTATTGTACCGAGGTTAATTGCAGATGGATACATGCTACCTAAGCATTGATTGTTTCGTGTGTTCGAGGTAGTAGTCAGGTTGATACTACGAATACACGTACCGGCAAGTGCTGTGCCGTTTTCATAAATAGTACCAATGCTAGAAACAGGGCTAAACACCTCGTTGCTGACCGCTGCAATCTCAGTACCAGTACCAACGGTAGTTGCTGCGTATGTGGTAGTCATACCGTTGAATCCGAAGGAACCCGTAACGATTGACCCAACCGCCGCCGAGATATTCATCGTATTAGCGACCATACCCTTGTGACTGACAAATGTGGTGGCAAGATCAGGGAACTCTTTCTCAATTGTAAACGATTTGCGAGTCGTACCATTACGAATAGACTTACCTTTTACTGTAATTGATTCACCGGCAGCATCATCAACAAGTGTTACGCCGCTGACAACAATTTTGGAAGTTGTTACAGACACAACACGCATCGGCACACCGTTATTCGCAATGTTACCCCCTGTAAACCCTTCAGCTACAACCCAATGACCTGGTAGAATGTTTGTTGTCGAGAAAGCTGCACCAACAGAGTTGATTGAATTATCTGTAGCTGCGGCAGAGATGTCCGTACCTGTTACAGATACAGCCGTTGACCAAGTATTACGAACGGCCGATGCAATAAAATCGTCGTACGCTGCGTACTGCCATTCAATTGCGATGTCGCCTGAAGTCGAACCTTCAGTTTGGATAATATCAGCTTCATCACCAGTTGCTGAAATCTGATTACTAACAGTAGTAGAAATCTGAGCATCAATAGAACTAGACACCACATTCATCTTAGTTAGTGCAGGTGTTGTTGGGGTTACGCCAAGTGTCACTTCGGCCACATACTTGTGAATTACTAAATCTCCTGATGCCATGATAAACTCCTCATATTAAATTAAAGACTACAAGCGTTCATCACGCCATTAGGTTACTACAAACAATTCCAGCATTTACCGACTCTACAGACCGGGTGCGGGATGGATTAAACTACCACATCATATTTAAAGGGCAGCGCTACAGTTGCCTGATACCACTGCGATGTCGCAGGCACACCAGTACCAGAATTTGTATAGTAGCGTTCACCATGAATCATCACATCACCTTCAAAAAACTGAACACCACTAACACGCAAATCCCTAAATACTGTTTTGATGCTGTCAGCAAGTGTTCTTACTGGTTTAGAACCTTGACCGACTACTGTAAAAATATCTACAAACACTGTACCAACTGTTCTACGCCTTTGTGGACTTGACCCCAGCGTAATTTTTTCTGAATCGCCTTCACGTACTGTAATCTTCACCCAGCTTGCGGAAGCTGGAGGCGTAAAAGGTACGTTGTCAAAAGCCAAGGAAGTCGTAGACCCCCACGCGGTTGCGAAAGTTGACTCAATGACGGTATTTAAGGTAACGTGACTCATATTAGGTATCTAACATAAGTAGTATTATTTGTCAAGTGTTTACAAACAGATTCAGATTGCGTATAATGATTTTACTTATGGAGGAGAAACAATGCTTAGAGAACATATAACCGTCAGTAAAGACATTGCCAACTTGTTTAAGTCTGGAAAATCTTATACTTTTCAAGAAGAGTGTTTAGAGACTGGTAAGGTGTATACCTACGTAGGGCGAATTGCATACTATAGGAGAACCAATATTACGGGCACTGTAACTGTGTTCTTCAAACACTAGAACATCTTGTACTTGTAAGTTAGTACAGTATTGTTTCTGGCGGATGTGGCGATATACCAAGGTTGGAAGTTTGAGGTCTTTGTACCGCTATATTCGACCAAAGAAGCATGGGGTGTATAGTTACTGATATAGACTTTAGTGTATGCAGAAGGAACTGTAATGCCTCTAGACTCTCTAGGTGCAATGTAAACTCCTCTAGTCCACAAAGGCGTATTATAATTAGTATCAGGAGAACCTGCTGATATATTCCAGCTTGAAATATACGACCCTGACCAATAAGGGAAATCTTGATGCAGCAGGTTGTTGTACGTTTTTACAGCAACATCGGCTACAACCCTAGCTAACTTAGATTCAATCTGTTTACGACAGGCTTCTAACGCACCTTGAGGTATTCTGAAACCTATCGTGACCATCTCGGAACAACCTTAGTATGCCCCTGCCAAGTCTCTTCGGTGTGGTAGAAAATCCAGAACCATAGTAAGTTTAGTTTGTCTTTTAGGCTCATGACGGGCTTCTTAGTTGTAGTGTGTAAACCGCACCTGCTGGGTCTTTTGATACACGTAATATATTGTAGATTTTCCCATCAGCGCGAACCATTTGGTCTGTAGCGATGTTTGGTGTTATAGAGAGTTTGGATGTTTGGAATAATACCTTAACGTCTGAGCCGAGTATGCTGATGCGGTCAATCTCGAAGTTATCAAATTTTGTCCAGACAACCTTATCTATTATATAGTCGGTGTTAGTGATTACGTTAGTGCCTGTGGAGGTGTTGTAGACGCTTGCTGTTCTACGGTAGGTACCTGACTCCGCTATATCACCTACCGCTATAAAGGCACTTCCTACGGCTTTGGCTAGTGTAGATCGTAATCCCATTATATAAACCCCCAATATTCATCAGTAATTGCATTGAGGTCTGAATTTAGAATGTCATGCGCGAAGGTTTCTGTCCAACCCTCAACGACACCATACGACCTTCCATCAACAAGGTCTAGTTTATACTTATCCAGTATAAGTTGCTCTACATTTAAAGCATCTTGACCACTTCTGAAATAAGCAGTGGCTAATATTCTGGCGTTTTGATGCTGTCTCTTTATTCTGTACGCAACTTTGTTTTTGGTGATACCTATTTTGTAGACATCACCGAGCTTAGCGTAATATAAAAACGCAGGTTGCCCTTTCTTAAAACCATTGGTAGCACATTTAGGACAACCTCTACCACGCATTAGATTCACAGGCTGTACAGCCCACGAACCGTGTATAGGGCAAGTAACTTCGATATGCTTAAACATTTGTTCGTATTCTGATGCACGTTTATACCCTCTACCGTCTTGAACTAGATATTCATCTATATCATGGTTTGTTTTTTTATTAGTCCCAGAGCACTTAGGGCATCCTGAAGCACCGTTCTTCAGAGATATAACTAGTATGTTATACATGGTGTACCACTCGTACCCGTCTTTATTGCACCGCACTAAAACCTTCTTGTCAGCACCTATACAATCTGACAACCTAGTAAAGTCAAAACTGTTTGTCAGTATGAAATTATCGAAAAATTCATTATCCACTTTCCTAGGTGTACTCTTAGCGTCTAAGTAACATTTAGAGCACCGTCTAATATGCACAAATTTATCCCAAGTCGTTTCAAACCTACCATGCTTGGCACACTCGAATACCATTTTATTTTTTGCGTTGACAAAATCAGAAATTCTTTTATATTCTAAGTTTTGTTGTAATAACCAATTGTCAATATATTCGTTATTGATGGTTTTACGATGTGATGGATAACATTCTGGACACTTTGTACCAGTTTTTAGACTAGCGTAAGAGACTATCCAAGGTGTCAATGGCGTTTGGTGGTGCTCACATCTAAATTCTATTCTATTGGTGCTTCCGGTATAATCGCCGATACGAACTATGTCTGACCTGTTTGCGGATAACCATAAATCTATCTGCTTATTTGTCAGTGTTTTTGCGTTCATCTCAACCTACCCTAACTACTGGCGTATTATATTTGGAACTGTTCAATAGATACCGCCAGCACAAGTTACGTGTCGAATCTGTAAACCATGCTAGACGGTCTTTAGCATTCATGACTAGCTCAATTTCTGAAACTTTGATCCGAGAAAATCCCTCAGTACCCGTGGGTGCAGTAGTATCACCCGCTGATAGCTGTAAAGCCAAATCTGCTGTTGCGTCTTTCAAAAACTGGGGGATCGTTGTGGGATCAAACTGAGTTGCTGAGTAGTAATCGACATCATGTGTACCGCCATCACGCCACACACCCGTTCTAGGCCATTCATTAGGCTGTGTGGCTACTGTAAGACTTCCTACCCACTGAAGTGTATTCAACTGTCTCGTAGCCCAGATTATAGAGGCTTCCTTAACTGGTGTAGTCAGCAATGCAAACGCAGTATTGTTTTTGGTTGTTGCGTAGTCGGTAGCCTCCGCAACAGTGCAGTACGCATTAAATCCGACAGTGCCAACGGTGCTATTGAAAACTACAGCCATAGTATCACCTCATAATTTTCTTAAAAATATCACAAGTTTTAGGAATTGTCAACGTCCGCGATGGTAGTATGCTTGAACAATCTCACTGCAAATTCCAGAACGCACAACATCGCTAACACCGAACTCAATGATTTTAACGCTCGGGATAAACCCAATTATATCAATTGCTTCTTCGAGTCCTGAAATGCCTTGAATATCCTTTTGTGACACATCTCCAGATACGATCATCTTGCTACCATGACCTATGCGAGTTAGCAGCATCTTCATCTCAGCGGGTGTGGTGTTCTGAGCTTCATCGACAAGTATGATAGCATCATCCCATGAGCGACCGCGACAGTAGGGTATTGGTACTGCCTCAAGCCTACCTTCTTTCATAAGCATCTCTGTATGCGACTTACCCATACACCGTTCTGAAATATCTCTAAGAGGCTGAATCCAAGGACCAAACTTCTCATCCTGTGTACCTGGTAGGAATCCCAAACCAACCCCAACCTCTACAGCGGGTCTGGTGATGATAATACGCTCTGTACGACCAAAGAACAACTCACCAAGCGCCCAACCCATAGAGCAAATACTTTTGCCAGTACCTGCTGGACCAAGCCCAAATACAATTGAAAAATTCCCCATAGCACTGAGATATTTCTTTTGTGTTTCGTTCTTAGCACCAATAGGCTTAAACTGCGTATTCACAAACTCCTTCTCAGGATTCTCACGCTTTCTAGGTTCTACAGACTTAGGTTGCCGCGCCATATAATGCTCCATTAAATGCAAAAGGACACCGTGAAGTGTCCTTGGTTGTTAATCAGATTGAATATTCTTGATCAAGAAATATAATCCGTCCGTGATCAGACTGAACGCATATACGTTTTCCAGTTACAACCCCTTGCCCAACCACTATCCCCGAAGTCTGCTGCAATGTTGCGTTCGGCAAGGCATTTGAGTACCCTGACTGAAGCAGCATCAAATGGGTGAGGGTTTCCTTCAAGTTGTTTAGCGATTGATCGTTCTTCGATTGCTGTGACTGGCGTTTCAACCACAACTGGTTCGGCATTTTCAATCTCCTCAACAAGTTCAGGGATTTCGTCTTGGTCTTGGTCTTGCTCGTCTACAAAAAATTTACTTTTCATCTTACCACCTACCAGGGAATAAATAGTGTAACACAGAATAACCTAAACCTACAAGTAAAGACCAGATCAAAGACGCTGTAGTCTTTTCAATAACAGCGCGTCTAAATTCTGCACGGGTCTTTTCACGCTCTATAAGGAAATCAAGATACTCATTACGCTTACGTTGGACTTCCGGGGAAGCACCACTTGAGAAAGCTTCTACCGTCCTCTGCAATTGGTCAATCAGCAGTGTCTCTTGTTCGGCATGAATGTCTAAATCCTGTTTAAGTCCCTTAATCATGTCCAAGAATACTTGGTCTGTTGCTCTGCGTTCGTCCAACATGATTATTTCTTCTTCGGAGGTATCTTGGTCTTTTTAGGTTTACAGGCCATTTTGGTTAATCTCCGAGGAAGTTTTAAGGTGTTATGGTTCTACCATAAGTTTAGGGTTGTGTCAAGGCTTCCAAGATACCCACTCCGCAGGTTGATATTTGTTTTCATCATGATGCCTATCAGCATTAACAGGCATAGACATAATTATACCATGTTCTTTATGTGTAAGCCACATGGCTTGTCGTGGTGGTTCGTAACCAAAATTGTTGACATATGCGTATTCATCGTAGCCTTTGAGACTTCCGTTAACAATTAGCCGCTGCATCTGTATCAGTTGATGCCAGTGGCCTAGTAGCATACAGTCATAGGACATATTGATCTGCCCGTTGCGGCTACGTTTCCGATGGTCCCCACGAATAATGCTCCCAATAGCTCCAATCATAGCTTCCCCAGAACTGCGCATCTGATCCCCGTGAGTAAGCAGATAACGAGTATTATACACCTTATAAAGTGCATCAGACCCATCCGGAATCTGAAACGTAATACGGTTATCAGATTTGAAATGCCGATCTAATAGAGTATATAGTAGCCAATCAAAGTTAGTAAAATTGCGAGATTTGGCACGAGGCTTCTTAGATGTTCTGGAATGGTTGCCCGTGACGCAAGGAACAAAAACTTTACCAAACTTATCAGCGTATACGTTTAACGTAGCTATTAGATTTTCTAGTAGATTTAGTAGTACAGGCATCATTGGCGCGGCATTCGTCTCTGATAATTCTTCGTGGATGTCCCCCGAAAGAAGATCTCCGCCCAAGGCAACTACAATGCCTGGGTATCTACCATCAACCATATCGAGCAAACTACACGAAGTATTAACAACAGACTTTAGGCGTTCTGAAGCAATCTCAAGATCGTAAGAATTTACACCACCTATCTGGTTTGGATCAACTACCTCACCCCAGTGGAGGTCTGACAAGAATACAGTAGGTACTGCTTCCCACTCAGGAAAATCGTTGTCTGAGGTTAGCCACTTCGGAGGTTCTACAGGTACTTCCGACAATCCAAAAATCTTCTCACGAACATAATGGTCTGTCAGTGACTCTTTCTTTGATGCAGCTATAACAGACTCAAGTGTTTTGATCTTATCTTTAAGAATATCGGTTTCACAATGTTTTAAGGTATCGACAATCTCATCAACCCCCTCACCACCCGGAACATTAACCATCTTAAACACACCCATAGTCCCTGTAGCATAGTAACGCTTCAACCAACGCCTTACAGTAGTCTCAGCCAGTCCTAGAACCCTTGCTGTTGCCTTCTTGCTACCTAATAATTCGTAGTTTTTGAATACTGATTGAAGGAGTTCTTGTGATGGTTCTTGGTATCGGTTTGCCATTAGTTCCTTTCGCTATTCGCAAAAAGCGAAAGCTATTGTTGATCTACGATAAGTTTTGGTTGCTGTTCTGGTGCTTGCGTGAGGATGAGGTTGAACACCGGACTGTTAGTTTGTGAACCGCCTTGACCTTCTTTGGGTTTTTCTGTATCCATGCCACTTAGCTTCGAGAGGAATTGAAGCAATGCTATTTTATCTTTTGCGGGAACTAGTTCGTTTGGTTCACTCATCATCTGAGGTACCACAGAATCTATGTAATAGTCCAACTGCATTCTGGATTTTTGTTTTAGTGACCCACCAGTTTCTTTTAGTTCTTGAATTGCAGCGTGAACCGCTTTGGTGAATTCGGTATCGGTTCTGAACTGCTCTAGTTGTTCTGGTGTATAACCGTAGATTGCAAAAAGGTCTTCATCTGTCCAAGCATCAGGTTTACCTGACAAACGGTTGATGATTGTCATAGCCTCGTCGAAGGCTAATGTGGGAGCAAACTTAAGTTTTGTTGCTGGAAGATTAGTTGTCATACATCACCACATGAGTCCTAGCAGCAATCAACATATCAAGTTCATCTAGGTCTTCTTGGCAAGATACAACCACACCAATACCACCACGCTCATTCACGTTATCAATAAACTTTTGTTGGTTTGCAGTAACTTTAGCCTTTGCACCAGCCTTTTTAGCCTCTATACAAAGCATAGTACCATCGTTTAAGCAACCTAGAAAATCACTACATCCTGTAGAAGCGCCGAACGCGCTGGGGATTGGCATGAAAAGCCAGATGTCGCGCTTCTTAGCCCAAGTCTTAATGAGTGTTTTTGTAGTTTTTTCGAGATGGGCTTCCACAGGTTCACACTTTTTCAATTGTCAATACTCCTGACTTTATGTAACTATTTAGGATTTCTAATAGTAACATTTTATGTGTATCGAGTATAGCTTCTGTTTTAAAACCCTCTACGCCTGTGTTATAACAAGGTAGAGCGACCTTCAAATGTCTTTCTACGTCCCAGACAACCTGACCATCACCTGAATACACAAAGTCTAACGTAGCCTCTATTTTGTGCGATTTAAATGTTTTGGTATGGTATAAATGTCTTTGACGTACATTTGTTGTAATACCAAACCCGCAATACTCTTGAAATGAGTACACATACAAGTAGCCAGTTTTACCAACATTAAAACCTGTTTTAGTACATTGCTTACATCCGTAGCTACACAGTAGTTCATCAGGAGTGGTGTCCCACTCGTAACCGTCAATATCGCACCGCACACTTATATTATTCTTAGCACCATCGTAAGTAGTTAAAGCTGTGACATCAGGCAACACTCTTTTTAAATCGGCTAAGAATTTTTCATTCGACTTTCTTTGTCTTAGATGATTGCATCGTTTACAACCAGATCTCAATATCACAGAAACTGTGCGTTTATTTTCTAAGTTGCATACTGAGCATCTACACCGTACCAAATCTGTGATAAGTTTAGGTGTGTCTAGGATTTCCATAGTAGGTCTATACTTAGTTAAACGTGCCAATAGTTTGTCGGTTCCTAATGTAATTGATAGTTTACCACAAGTAAAACACCCATGCCCTCGTAATATTCTGTTAGAGTTGCTTTGGAACTCTTTGCCACAAGTATTACACTTAACTAATATTGGACCATTATATGGCACATATTTACCGATCACCGTTACTTTTTTATTTACTTTTGCTTCCTCGATAAATTGTTCGTGTGACTTGTGTCTACCACAATCAGGGCATTTTAGGCTTCTAGTTATATTCTTCGGGGTAACAGACCACTCATGATTACATGTTAGACAGCGTATAAGCACTTCTTTATTATAACCTGCGTACTTACCTAAAACCTTTAAGTTATAAAGTCTTAGTTTACTTACGAGTCTATCATTGGCAGTGTTTCTTTGCACAGAGGAACCTTTTACATCCGAAAGGCGTAATGATACTAGACTATCGTAGAAGTGTCAAGTGCTATATTGGATTCCCACGCAACCAATCCCAAAGCAGCGTACACACTACAGCAAGAACTACAAGTGGTGCAAGAAGTAATTCGATGAGTTTTAACAGCATCTAGAACACTGTCAACAACACTGTATGTGTTTGGTAGATGTTTGCGCTCGTACTCTGAGATGTAAGATGTAAAGCAATGTTGTTTATCAAAGAATAGTAATGTGTCAACAAAGATTCTTACACTATTCCAAACAGCACTATACTTACCTTGACGCCAGCACCTTGCTGAGAATGTCTCATCAGCCCAACCACCACCAATTATGATGCTTGCCAGACAGTTTAGGAACTGATCAAAAGATATTAAGAGTTGCCAGATTCTATTCATACCAGAATATGTGCGCGTAAGTGTCTGATGAACCTGTTGATATATTTGTAGCTATCAACAGATAATTTGTTGCTGGTTTTAGTACCCACTCAGTTGGGATATCTATGCCCATTCCGCCAGAGTTCCTAGTACCCCCAACAAGTATAGTTTCTAGCAGTGTTCCGTTAGATGTTACAGTCGGAGACCCGTACAGCAAAAGATTTGGTGTGTTTGTAGATGCGCGATTATAGTTGTGCACTACCGACGGTGTACCATCAGCGGTAGTCACAGGCGATTCATAAAATGCTAGTTCTATTGGAGCAGACGTAGCATCAACCAGTAGCATCCTTAGATGTGGATAATTCCCAGCAGGATTTTTAAATAACCTTGTTTGAGACGCTGCCGAAGCTATTGTGGCTTTGCCGTTAGATAAAAATCCTTTACCGTCATGTATTTTTGCATGCTCAACTTCTATTGATCTATATGCGCCGGAATACTGTTCTATTGGCCCATGACCAGATTCTTGAGTCAATAAAGTAGTCATATTAAGCCACCATCAATACGTTAATTGTTGCAGAAGTGCCTGTGAGCGCGGTTATATCACTTCTAATATATTGCCAAGGGTCTTTGATTGTAAACCCTTCGGTAGCACTATCTGTACCGGAAATTTTAGTCGTTGCAAGCGTAAAGAAGTCTATACCGTTAGCACTACCTTTAGTAACCAAGGTAGCTGTCAAAGTACCTGTACCAGAAATAATAACCTGAACAGCCAGTGACTCTTGAACCGCTTCTAGGCTTATAGGTGTGCCATTTATGACAGTAGTAGCGTCTTTGAGAAGTTTATAGACTGGCATATAGTACCTCTATTTTAGTGCTATGAATTGCGGCTTAGTCAAGACACCAGAAGCTATTACAGCATCAGCGTTTTGTTGTGCTGTTGGGACTACAATACTACCTACATCGCCCGTAACTACATTCTGATAATTTGTTACCGTATTTACCAAAGCCGCAACAGTCGCAGGATATTGTGGTGTTAGTGTTGAGCTGTAATATGCGGTAGAATAGTCTCGTGAATACAGTACACCACTAACAGCAACTTTGGTCAGATCAATAATCAGCTTCCAACCGTTTTTCAAAAAGTAAATATCGCCTGTGTTACCACCCGGGATTGGATCAAGTCCAGAGTATTCAATAGCAAAAGTAAATACTGTATTCTCGTACAGTTCTATCCACTTAACCCAAGTAGTGTATACGTCAGCACGAATATCTAATGCTGTTACATCAGGGTTCACATATATGAGTTTTGACGTACCATCAAAGGTAACTTTGGCACCTAAGTTCCAATAGTCCCAAAAGTTACCGTAGTACATTATGACTCACGCCAGCCCATTGTACAACTAATATCAGTTGTAGAACCTGACAACAATTTAATACCTACGCTATAGTGGTCATACACAGTAACATCAGCATGACGCCTCATTGCTTCGCCACGATTATTAAAAATTCGCTGGAGGTCAAACGTGTGCGAGTCTCCAGCATTGATAACACGACTGCAAACAATCCTTCCACCAGACATTGCAGTGGCCGCTGTATCACCCTCAACACTACTTAGAGAGTCTGGAGATAGCGCCCACGTTGCTCCAGTCAATGTTGGGTTTTTGAAGAAGGCTACCAATACAGGCGCACCTGTGGATATTACGGTTGACAAAGAACCATAAGCATAAATGTCAACTGTGCCTGAACTTGTGTTGAATGCTGAAGAGGTTGCTTGAAATATTACAGATGGTGTGGCGTAACCTATACTTGTAGCAACACCCATACAGTCTTGTGTAAATGTATCACCATCACTGATTCCCCCACCATCAGGGTTTACTGTGGCTGGAGACCATGACCACATTAGTCATTCACTTTTAGTACAACAGAACCTATAGCCTGTTGGTAGGTATCCCCAGAGCGTACCACACGGGTTGTTGGTGTTCCGCCAGAAGAAATCTGCCCAGAACCAACTAAAGCACCCCCAACAATCCTGACACCCCAATAGGCTACAGTGCCAGTCCAGTCAGCAGACGCTTGTGGGAAAGTAATCAGGTTAGTATTAGCGATTTGTGTACCTCCGGCAACTACGGTGTTAGCTCCGAAGGTGATTGCTTGACGCGCATAAGAACCACCTGAGCATTCTGTACCTGTGTCGGAAGCGGTTGGGTCTGTCGAATAAAGCGCCAACTCCAGTGAGTTCGCTTTGATCGCGATGAGTTGAAGTGCTTGTTGTGCTCTGCTAAACATTATACACACTCCGTAAGACGTAAAATACCATCGGCACTACCAGCAGATTTAATAACAGCTACATATTGATTCGGTAACACCATTAGGCGCTCACCCGGCATAAGCAACATATCAGCAGCAGTAGCAGTTACAGAACCATCACCAAAATTCATGTGACATGCAACCGTATTGGCAATATGAAATACTTTATTGTTTAGAGCACCTGTAGTACGCCCAGAAGCAGCCAACAAATCCAAACCAATTACGGTTCCTGTCGGGTTTGGTACAGGATTGGTAATAACACCTGTAGTACGATCCGCAGATAGCGTAATATCAAAACTCTCAGAATTGTTTAGACCACCCCATACCGAACTCATTATTCAGCCTTTTTAGCAGGACGACCCGGCTTGCGAATGCCATTCTCAATAACGTCAGTCATTGATTGAGGTTTCTCAGCTTCTTGAACTTCCGCGATAGGGGGTGTAGGTTCATCCTCGACAATGACTGGTTCTGGAGTAACCTCAAACGATACCGACTTGGTAATACGTCCGCCAGCAGCCCAGTTCTTTGCAGTGATGTCATCTAATTTGATATAGATACCATCTTGACGAACTTCACATTTGTAGCCATAGTGGTCTTCGGTAGAACCGGGGGCAGAGTTAGGTAGTGCACCTACGAGTTTGTATTCTTGCATGTCAGGATTCTCCATGAGTAGTTTTATGTATGTAGCACAAGTTTTGGGTTATGTCAATAGTTAGAAAGTTATTGAGTAGTTTTTGTGTGGGATATCGTGGTCTTTCTTAGGTTTCTTTTCAATCCGCTCACTACTATTACACATCTTAAAACATTCGTTAGCTATGTCTGCGTCATCAGCATAGTAATCTTCTGTTAGGAAGTGAGAGGTTGGACACGGATAGTCCTTAGTTCCGATAACTTTTGGCGCTGCACTAAGCACATTAAAATAGTTCTCAGTCACTTGGCGCACAACTTCAGCACCTACCGAACCTTGAGGACGCGCTGTATCTACCACGAGCAGTCTACCTGTTTTACGCACTGACTCGCCGATAGTTTCCAAGTCAATGTGATGGCATGAGATTAAGTCAATTACTTCGGGTTGTATGTTAAAGGGTTTCAGAAGATCTACGGCTTTGATAGACTCTACTGTTGAGTATGATAGTGCAACTATTGTGATGTCCTCACCAGTTCGGACTACATTAGACTTGTCTAGGTTGCACTCATACATTTCGTCTGGGACTTCTGATGGTATATCGTAAAGCCATCTATGTTCGAGAAACAGCACCGGGTTGGGATCACGTACTGCGGCGATTAGTAGTCCTTTCGCAGAATACGCTGAAGTTGGCATTACGACCTTGAGACCGGAAATTGAGGAGAACAATTGTTGTATGCTCTGCGTGTGTGTAGGACCGTTTCCCCAGCCTCTGCCCGCAAGAGACCTGATAACTAATGGGCAGGGTTTTCCAAAAGTGTGACTCCATTTCGCAGCATTATTTATGATCTGGTCAGCCGCCAAAAATAAAAAGTCGTTTCTCATGTGAATGTTAATAGGTTTTAGGCCGCTAATGGTTGCTCCCACACAGAAGCCCACCGTACCGTTCTCAGCAAGGGGACTGTCCCAAACCCTATCACCATACCGCTCTTTTAGGTTTCTTGTGGTACCAAAGATACCTGATGGGACGCCTTCTCCTATGACAATTACAGTCTTATCTGAGGCTAGAAGTTGATCTGTTGCTTCATTGATTGCTTGAGCGTATGTTTTAGTTGGCATAGATAAGTTCTTCTAGTTTATGGTGATCTGAAAGTAGTATCGCTTCTGTTCGGAAACCATCAACACCAGTATTGACGATAGGTAGATTCTACTTCAGTTTGCTTTCAAGGTTGGAGGCGTCTTTACCATTTTCAAACTCCATAACTTTTAGAACTGTAAAAGAGAATCCCTGTCGGTTCATATTGCTGATATGATCTTTAAATCTTTCTTTGTGGTCGTTGGATATACCGAATCCTATGTAGGATTGTATTGGACTGTCTAGTCGAACTACATAAAGTTGTCCGGGTTTATTTGGTTTGAATCCTTTGGCACCTCGTTTCATATGAACACATACTTGGTCTAGTATACCACGACCTCTTGCCGCTTTATAAGCCTTCCTATTTCCTTTCTCAAATTCCTTACGAGTACTAAACCCGGCAGCAGCCGCATGTATCATTTCGTCAGTCCATAGTATAATCTGCATATCCATATGAGCACAAACCTCATCAAAAATGCCTCTACGTTTAGCTGATGCGTAGGCGTTCCTATTACCGTTCTTAAATTCCACACGAGTCTGAAACTCAGCCGCAGCATCGTGTATCATCTGATTCGTCCATTCTATGTGTTGGAGGTCCATATGAGAGCAAACTTGGTCCAGTAGTCCACGATGGCGGGATGCTTGATATGCTAAACCATTACCTTTCTTAAACTCTTGACGAGTATCAAATTCAGAAGCTGCCTTAAACAACATTTCATCGGACCATTGAGTTTGTTGAAATTTCATATGAGCGCATACTTGGTCTAATATGCCACGATAATATGCTGACTGATAAGCCCCATACGCCCCTCTCTCAAAATCCTTACGTGTATCAAATTGAGATGCATAATCAAACAACATTTCATCAGTCCATGTTGTAAGCTGCGGTTTCATATGAGAACAAACCTCATCCCTTATACCCCAATTACGCGATGCGTCGTAAGCCTTGCTATTACCCTTCTCGAAATCTCTTCGTGTATTAAATTCAAGTGCTGCATCGCGTATCATTTCGTAAGTCCATTGGGTATGTTGTTTCTGCATGTGTGAGCAAACCTGATCCAAAATATCCCGGTGTCTAGCCACTCCGTATGCCTTAGAATTCCCTTTCTCAAAGGCCTTTCGACTATCAAACTTAGCCGCAGCCTCAAATAACATCTCGTCAGTCCATTTAATACGCTTAGTCATAATACACCTTCCAGAATAACAAAAGGTTTGTAAGATTCTGTCACCCTTTCAGGTGTTGGCGGACTGGGATAGTACCAGCACAGAATCTTACAAACCTTACTATCTAACTCCGCCAAGAGTTTTATAGTAGAAAGGTATCATAACCAATTAACTTTGTCAAGTAGCATATACGCCTCGCTCTGGATTGGTAGGTTCTGGAGATTCTTCAGCAAACCCAAAAGCCGCCTCGATTTCCTGTTGTATAGCTAACTCTTCTTCAACTGTCCCTGGTTGTACGGGATCGTCTCGAAGTCCAAACTCATGCTCGATTCCGCAGTGTACCCTTTGTCGTTCGGTGAATGCTTGAAGCAGCATTGGTTGTCCTTGTCGCACATGAGTTACAAGATGGTCTGTAATTCTATAAACCGCTTCGATGTCTTGACCGTTTACGTTCTCCCAACCAAGTCCATGTGCCGCTGCGATTAGGTGTATTCCTCGATTACCTTGACGGTCTTGTAGTGGTGTTGTGACGGCAAGACCGTTGTTTTCAACCACAAACAGTATAGGTAGTTTGTGAAGACTTGCAAAATTTAATGCTTCGTACCAGACTCCCTGCTCACAGGCACCATCGCCCAAGAATACTACTGTAATGTTATTATTGCCTTTT